GCTATGCATAGCTTCCTGTCTGATCCGAGGATGAGCTATTCATATAAAAGACTTTCCGAGGACGCTTACGAAATGGCCGATGCTATGCTGGAGGCGAGGAAATGAACGCACGGAATCAAGGAGCAACCATGACCCCCGAAGGCAAAGTGAAAGCCATTGTGCGCAAGCACCTAGACTACTGCGGCTGCTGGTATTTCATGCCACCGGCAAACGGTTTCGGCCGGGCCGGGATACCAGACTTCATCGCCTCTGTCGGCGGTATGCTGGTGGCCATAGAGACCAAAGCAGTCGGCGGCAAGACCACCGCGCTGCAGCGGCGGGAGATCGACAAGATCAACGCATCCGGCGCGGTAGCGCTGGTGATAACGGGCGAGGACGAAGCCCATGACTTACTTAACCAACTGAAAGAACGAGGACTGATATGAACACCATCCGAACAACCTTGGCAGCCACTATGCTGGCAGCCGCGTGCACCCCGGCCCCGGCCCAGGGGCTGCAAGACACGCCCATGATGACGCGCTGTGCCGAGCCGCGCCTCTGCACAGCGCGTCATCCAGGAAAGCCGTATCAACCGCATGCTGGAAGTAGCCGGGCAAATGATTGAGCCTATAAAAGCAGGCGATAAAGCTATTGTTATCAATGGTTTAGGTAGAAACAAAAGCCCTAATATCGGTAAGCAAGTAACTGTTCTTAAAGCAATAGGTGAGCACTCTCAGTATGGGAGAGTATGGCGTTGTGAAGGTGCAGGTATTGCACAACTTACCGACTCCGGTACATATGACATCACAGGTTGGGCAGATATTCCAGCAGCTTGGTTGCAGAAGATTAAACCAACTGATGTTATTAAAACTAAAACCAAAGAAACAGAGACAGAAAAGTAGCATGACTAAGCAAACAACCAACCCAGTTGCTAACGATGTAGAAGTTAATAAGTATGTATATCTAAGCCTAGCTCATAGGCATTGTTCTGTATATAAACATTCAGAAGTACCTGAATATATTTTTCATGCAGATACTTTAGATATTTTTATCAAGCAAGTACTTAAAGAAATTAACAAACCAAAATGAAATTAGACACTCAAACTATTGTTACTGCTGGAAGAGACTTGCAGTATTTTTGTCATGGTCAGTCTGTACTCAACGGCTGGTGGCATAACTTAGTTACTGGAGAGAGTCAAACGAGTAGAGGTTATCCAAGGATTCTGCCAAATAAGAATGTAGGAGAGTTGCTCTGTTTGGTGCACACAGAGATTAGTGGAGCTATGGAAGGGTATCGCAAAGGTGAGATGGATGTAGTTCTAACAAGTCGTACACGATTAGAGGTAGAACTAGCTGATGCAGTGATACGAATCATGGATATTTCTGGTGGTTTGGGTTTGGATGTTCCTGGAGCTATTGCAGCAAAGCTTGCATATAACGCAATTCGTGAAGACCATAAACCAGAGAATCGACAAGCAGTTGGCGGTAAAAAATTTTAAAGGAGTGAATATGACAGAATTTACAGAAAAAGAGTTGGCACTTATTAAAAAGATTCTTATTGCAGAATTGCAGGACGTTGTTGCAAATCAGGTTAGCACTAAGAAATTTACAGCAAAGCTTTTCAATATGTGTGACAAAGAAAACAAAAAGACTTTTAATAGCTTCAAAATGTTTAATGCCGTAAAAGATATGTTGCGACTACAGAAAGACAAGAAAAAAACTATTTCTGACGTACTGTACAAAATCAAACAACTTAAATGGAATAACTATGGATAAACCAAACAACCTAGGTATTAACCGCATTGGGGTAGCAATAATGATTGAAGCACTAAAAGAAAAACCACGAACTAAAAAAGAGTTGGTAGACCTTACAGGTTTTCAATATATCACTGTAGATCGTTGGCTTAATACTTTTATGCAGTTTAATCATGCACGAAGGATTGTTGTAGAAGAACCTTTGTTTGTAAAGTTGGTGAACAAAGTCTGTACTATTAAATCTCCTAAGTACACTTGGGTTTAGTGGTGCATGGTTAAACCTGTAAGACTTTCTCCAGTAGAGAAAGCTGTAGCAAAACAACAATGGCAAAGGTTTTTAACTGTTGCACACATTCATACCTTGATTGGTGGTGATTTAGTTTTGCTTATAGAAAAAGCAGGAGTACTGCTTTTTATTATTGGTTTAGCTGCTCACCAAAGTAACCTACACACCAGCAGTGTAAAAGTAATACATGGAGCTTGTAGAGCACTCTATGATGTTGTTGGTTTAAGCAGCATCACAGAGCTGCAAAGAGCTTCTATCGAGGCAGGTTTGCTTGCAATAGAAGAAACCAAACAATACCTAGATATTAATAGTGTGGTGAATGCTTCGGTAATAGCACAAACACTTATTAAATCTAAAGGAATTGACTGGTCAGATTTTCAAGTGTTTATAAAGGATTGAATGAAAGAACTTATTCTTGCTAATATTGTTGACCACTCTTTAAGTATTCCGCATATAGGAATTACTTTGCGAGTATTGCTCAGTGCAGCAAATGATGCTGACCCTACACACCGCCAATGGCGTATCTTATATAAAGATGTGTGTATTGGCAGTATAAAGATTAAAACCAACCAAGAAACCAAGGAAATTAAATGAGTACTTATGCAGATGCAGAGCTAAAGATCATTCGTTGGGCAGAAGCACGGAAGATCATTCCTAATGCAAAGCCATACACCCAGTTGATGAAAGCAGTTTCTGAGTTGGGTGAGTTGTGCGATGCAGAGCTTAAAAATGATGCTGCCGGTATTGCAGATGGTATTGGAGATGTTACCGTTTGCCTGATTAACTACTGCGCTCTTAAAGATATTAATCTTGTAGACTGTTTGAATGCTGCCTACTTAGAGATCAAAGATCGTAAAGGTTACATGACGGAAGAAGGTACTTTTGTAAAACAAGTATGACAGACGATCTTGTAACTATACTGTTTATCGCAGTCATTGGTTTGGCTATATGTGTGCACCTTCTTTGGTTTCTTATTAGTAAGCAACAGGAAAGCTTAGAAGCTATGTACCAACTATTCAACAAAGAGTTGTACAGCGCTAACAGCACACTATATACGCTGTCAGAAAGTGTAGTGCAGATAGAGGTGGATTTTTACAATCTAAAAGAAAATGTTTACTTGCTAAAGAAACGAGTAGATGATTTTATTGAGGATTAATACCTGTACAGAATAAAGCAGCTTCGGCTGCTCTTCTTTTTTGTAACCCTTTATAAACCACGCCACCTGCTGTATCAGGTTTAAGTACTAATTGAGCAGCATCCTCCCAGCGTTGCTCATTAATAGCTCTACGAAGCCTAGACACTTTAAACGAACCTGTACCACAGTTCCATGCCCAACTTGTAATAGCAGCTAAACAAGGAGGTTTCTCTAGCAATACTGGTGCTAGAGAAGCACACTTTAAACCATAAGCAAGAATACCTTTTTCAAAGTCATTCATTGCTTGTTCTTTTGTTATTGGTTTACTGTTTTCGGTTATACCGTAACAAATACCATAACCCTGTGTCCATACAGCAGGTTTAGCCAACTTGTCTAAATAAGGATAGACCAGCCCATCCTTACGAAGATCATGACAACCTTCGTAAGGAGCTATCAGCTTTACTGCTAGTTTAGGCCAGTCCATTACTTTTTAGCCCAGTTCTTCAGACTTCTATCTGCAAAATAGAACGACACCATAGAGCCAAGCAAAGCTTTATCAAACTCACTGTACACCTGTAATACTGCAACACTCCAAGGAATTCCACCAGTATATGCAACCATGAATAGAGCTACTTTCACTGCGGTATACACCACAATGGCATGGTAAAAAGTAAGTAGTGGGCGCATAACAGCACTGAACTTAGCTACCCATCCACCAGCATTACTAGCTTCTTTAGCTTGAGATTCAATAGCAGTGTTAAGTGCAGCCCATTCTGCTTGGCTTTCTGCTGTGTCTGCTTCTAGTTTACGCATAGAAGAGTCATGTACAAATCGCTTATCAGCAAGCTCAATTTGCTTTTCATACATGATTGCTTCATGCGTGCGCTCTGCTTGCTTGTCTTTCAAGTCAAGCCAATGCTGGGTAAGCCTACTTACCCCACCAAAGATTAAGCCAAGTAGTTCAATCATATTTACCTAATAGAAGATATAGATATAGTGTTGGCTGGCATGAGTGGGGTGCGGATTATTCTGGTCATAGGTTTCCTTCCGAAACCCATGTACCGGGAGTTCCTGCAACAGTACATACCCAACCACGAGCAGCACCAACAGACGGTGCGCTGTGCTTCACAACATCACCACGAGCCCAAGTGCCGGCAGTAGGCGCAGCACTTAAATACAGGAAACTTCGCCCTTTTGATTTATCTGGATTAATATATGTGCCGCCACCCTCCCACCAATTCCCAGACGTGGCGCTAAAAGTCATATTATTATTGGACACATAGTGCGGCTCTGATGGTAGCCGACCTGACGTAAGGGAATAATTGCCCATTACCGTATAGCCAGTTAATCCTGGCGATACCAGTGAGCACGCTTCGTTGGCAGCAGATACAAAAGTGTTGCCAATCACTTTGGATGAATTGGCGTTACAAACAAGCCCCCATTCAAGCGGATTAGATATAATATTGCCTTGTATTGTCATATTTGAGCAAGCATTAGCCAATTGTAGGCCATACCCGCTTGTTCTATTAACAAGAAATTGATTGTCTGAAATAACACAATTAGTTGAAGCTGAAATGTACCCACCATTTGGCGGATAGGTTGGCCCATCTATTGATTTAATTACATTACCTATAATGTTTACGTATAAGCACGACACCAACGAAACAGCTTGGGCCGATGCATGTCCATTAATATTATTGCCGGAAATGATGCCGCCGACAACGTTTTCAAAAGCTATGCCGTAAGTATAGACACCTGTTTTCTGTCCGCCTGATAAATCATACCCACTGAGATTATTTCCTGATACAACAACGTTTTTAAAGCCGTTTGCGCCGCTGAAATTTATTACAGTGCGCCCAACGGCAGTATTATCGCTAATGGTTACATTATTGAGTTGCGCGACTGAGCTAATTTCAATGTCGTACACACCCAAAGCAGGGGCCAACGAATCAAACTCCGAAATGTTATTTGCGATGCGCAGGTTCCCAGCAGAGCTAACACATGCAACAGACCAACGTCCATCATTAAAAAATCTATTGTTTGTAATACTGATATTTTTGCTAAGGCCATTGATGTAAACGCCGTCGCCAAATTTATCCGTAGATGTTCTGTTTGCTCCAGAATCATGCAGGTAGCACCCATGTATTTTTACTCGGTCACACCCTTGTATGTAGATGTTGTGATTATTGACTGTCGTTGTTAGCGCCTGAGTTATCCAATATGGGTATCGTCCATCAATATCCAGCCCGAAAATCTCTATATCCGCGCAATTCCGAAAGCTGAAAGGAGCCTGAGCACCCGAGCCCGGCAGCAATGCCATTACCTTTGTCAATTGCCCGACAAATGCAACACCGGTAAGGTTGTCAAAATATGTCGGGTTCATAGCGTATGCAACTGTCGGCGGAGGTAGATTAACTACACCGCCACCAAGACCGCTTATATACGTTGCCGCCGCCAAAATTGCAGGGCCATCATCAGTAACTCCGTCGCCAACGGCACCAAAATCCTTAACGCTCACCGACTCCCGAGCCTTATCCTGCACTGTCCGCGCAACAGCGCCAGTACCAGCCTGCAAGAAGCCAACCAATGCAGCACCACCGCTTGCAGCTAGAGTAGTTGCAGATGTTTTCTCGGTGTCTAGCTCCGCAATAGCTGCTTGAGTATTGGTTGCAGCAATTGCCCCTGTAGGATTAAAACCTACCAAAGCTGCTCCCCCACTAGCAGCAAGAGTAGTATTACTGGCTTTTTCAGTATCCAACTCAGTAATTGCCCCTTCAATAGTGGTAGCAGAGATTCCACCGCTAGGAGTAAAAGCACTGCTAACTTTATCTGTATCCAACTCTACTAGAGCACTTTGTAGGTCAGTAGAGGTAATACCACCTGAAGGGGTAAATCGAATCTGTGAACTTGTTGGTTTGGTGATAGCCATAATATTTCCTTACTGATTTCACTAATTAAGAGAGTTTAGTCCAAGTGAGAGTGCTACTTCGGAGAGTATTCCCGTACAAACTCAGAAACCCTTGAGTATCTCCGTTGCTAATACGCATCTTGTAGGTGGTGGGTGTAGCCACTACTACATTAACTACACAGGACAATGTAAACGCACTTGTATTAGTTCCCGGACGTGAAGTTTGTGAGCCGGCTACGATAGCATTAGCACTATTGGTTATGACCGCGTGTGCTACGCTTGGGGAAGCTAGGCTACTGCTACAGTCTGTAGATACCGTATAAGCAATCTGCCAAGTTCCAGCAGTTAGCGCCATACTGGAGTTAACCACATCCACATAAGCCGTACTGCCCGCAGTAAGAGTTTGGTTAGCAAGATTAACAAAACCAAACTCAGGAGCTACCCAAGTTCCTGCACCAGTTAGAACGCTATTTTGACTACCAGCAGCAGGAATAGGTACAGGACCAGAAGTACCAGCAGCTACTGCTGTAGCTCCAACCATGATTCCAGAAGAACCACTGCCACCACCATTTGAACTAAAGTTAGCTGCCATGATATTTCCTTGGTTTATTTCTCATTTTTAATAACGTCATACCAAACACGAATAGCTTGCGCAGCTTGTTCTTCAGTTGGCCCCATCCAATGCCAGATGTTGTAGTGCAGCAGATTTGAAGCCTGATTATAAATAGTCAGTGTCAAATCTTCTTCTGAACCCACAATTGTTAGCTTTTCTTTAACAGATACAGCATAAGCTTCTGCTTCATATTCAAATCTACAAGCAGGACTAAATACATAGCGCAAAGACCATAACAACCAACCATCTCGGTGTTGTTGTTCTTTGTGCCGAAGTTCATGCTTAATTGTGGTGCTTGATGCATCTACACCAAGTAAAACAACTCCAGGGATAAAACAGAAACCAGAGTTATCTGGGAGTAGTTTAGTTCTAATTAGTTTAGTCATATTAAACACTTACTGCAAAAGCATTGCTTGCTGCATTTTTGGTTAGTAAAAGATCGGTTTCTGCTGTATTACCAGAAGTCATGATGGTATCCCACACATCAGCAGGAATAGTAATAACACTGGCTTCTTTAGCTAGTACTGTACTAGCTTCTATCTGAGCTAGTGTAGGTGAAAGATACGCTGTAGTAGCAAGCCTTGTAGAAGTTGCTACATCTATTCTTGCCATCTCTACAGCCAACTCTTCACGAAGCCAGGTTTTAATCTGAGCCTCACTTGGTGCAATCCCGCCAGAAGAAGTGAGTAATACTTTGCCACCTGAATACAGCGTAATGCCTCCACCACCAGTAGTAGGGTTCAATACTGGTAGCGTACTGCTAGAGTTATAGACGTTAATAACATCCATTTGGTAAGCTGTATTAGCTCTGCTGTTATCCAAAACAACAGAACCAATGTTTATGTTTGCAGCATCTACAGTCGTAACTTCAGTAAAGAATCTACGTTCACCCACATTCCAGACTGTGTACACATACCAAGCATACATTCTGTGCGCATACCACTGATCGTTTGTATCATTGAAGTCTATCTGCAAGTTTACAGGATCATGCGAGAACTCAGTAATAGTAGACGGTACAACAGCATACGAACTTACAAAAGTAGAGTACACATCGTCGTTTACTTCAGTAACCAGAACACTCCAACCAGTTGATGTTACTGCTGTACTGGTTTTACTTCTTAGAGTTGTATCATTTGCAACTGTATCAAAGTAAGTGTGATAAACCTCTACTACATCACCATTTGTAAATGGCGAACCATCAACATAAGCTAATGTCCAAGATGTTCCTGCTGGTTTGCCGTTATAAACTTCTGTGTTTGTCGTAACGTTATAAACAATAACTCTACTGTTTGCACTAAAACCAGTGACGTAAGCATTAGCGTACACAGTAGGACGTTGAAATACTACTGTAGCACCTGCTGTAATATATGTTGGTTGAACCTGAGTAAGTGACAGATGAATCGTCACTGTTGCGGTAGTGGCTGATACATTTATTGCTGTCGTATAGCCAGTAAAAGTAGTGTCAGTAAGATAAAAATCACCATCCGTAGGAATGTTGATAGCGTAACTTTCTGCTCCTTTAGTAAAGCGACAGTTTGTTACTTGCCCACCATTGCCCATCAACAGAGCATGTGTAGTTGACCTGCTGTCTGTAATAGAGCAATTGTTAAACGTTGCAGCATTGGCAGTAATAACACCACAGTCACTAAAGTTAGCACTGTCACATACCACTGTATTTTTCCATGTCACATCCCACCCAACAATAGCGGCACCTGAAAAACTGTAGGTAGCTGCTGCATTGGAAGCTGCGGAAATAGTGAAGGGTTGCGGATCATTGCTTCTAACAATAGCAGCACTAAAGTCAATAACGTCTGAAGCACCTGCTTCAATGGTCAAACCAGCTCTGTTAGGCAGCCTCCATTCATATCTTCCAGCAGACTCGTTGTACGGCAGTGGTAGCTCATAACTTGTTGCGGTGGCTTTAAAGTTAGTTAGGTTAATTCCGCCAGTACCAATTTGTACAGGCTGCTTAAGCTGCACTTGTCCAATGCCTTGGGTAGTACCTCTATAAGCATTCCTGAGCATGGTTGTAGCTTCAGGTGTTGCTGCTAAGTCAATAGGACTATTTGTCCCGCCCCCTGTTACATACAGTGTGTCAATCGCAGCAAAGTTACGTATATAAATACTGTTACTGGTTGCTGAACTACCGTTACGGTGATGCAGGATAGCTACTCTGTTGATTTGTGTAAGGTTCACTGCTGTTGAACTGCTCAACACCACTGGATGAGTTGTTGGATCAAAGTCAAATGGGTAGAGCCTTCCTGCTGACATACCTGACTTTAGCCGCATACGGTAAACAGAATAATTACCGGAAGTGTCTACCAAGGCAAAAAGAAAACCACGCGAACCAAACCTAGACGTAGAGCTTATGCCATACATCACTGACAGTATTTTGCTGGATACGTTTATAGTAGCTGTTAGAGGAATTACTCCACCAGTCCAACTACCTGCCGTACTGTTGGTAACCAACATATAGCCGGTAGATTCTTGTGGCGCATCATTAAGCAAAGTTGCATTTGCCCATGTAGGTAATGCACTTGAGAATGGGATGCCTTCAAACGGTACAGAAGCACTGAACAATGCATTCGGTACAGTTATTGTTCCTTGATCGTTCTGTTGAAACGTTTTGTAAATGGTTAAACCGCCAGTGGGATTCTGCCCCATAGTGCCGCCAGCCACATTACGAATAGCAATAGCAGATACATGTCCACCATTGCTAAGACCCATATTACCTGTCAAAAATACAGAAGCACCTGCTACAGGTTGATTACGATAAACACAAAGAAAACCACAAGATTCTGTACCATCATTCACACCTCGGCCAATAGGCACTGCATCGCTTTCTTTAACTCGTACTCTTGAACTAATTGAGCTATCCAAGTGCCAACTATGTACCAGCGTACAGTCTGCTACTGTAGTAGTTAGTGCAGGAGTTATGTGAGTAGCTCCTGATGCACTAGCAACAATGCTAGAAGCATTGATAGGGAGTGTTTGATGTACGTCTTTCCAAGCTGATATATTTACAGCCCATTGACCGAGTGCTCCAGTAAGTACAACAGATTCATTTGCAGTAGTTGCTAGCTTATAAGCCAAGAAACCACGAACAGTGTCACTAACTCCTGTTGGGTTAAGGACTGTCCATGCTGTATTAGAAGTTGGTACAGTAATACCACAACTAATATCATCAATGTAACCATCAAGATTAGTACCATCTACCCGTACATAACGTTGTTTAATTCGTACAGTCCTGGTACCTACAGGAATGGTGTTAGTGGTTTCTATTTGTGTCCATACAGTAGCACCGTTGGTTTGTACTCCCGTCACTGTACCTGTCACAGTAGACGCTGCATTAAGCCAAGACACATCCATACCTGATGTATCACCATCACCTGCTAGACCTGATTGCCAGAAACTCAAATAGAAACTTGCTGTACCAGCGTCAATAGCGGCAGCATAACTAGATACATCGATGTTTTGATATGCAACAGTAGAAGCAGATGCGCCACCTGTAAAGTAAAGAGCGCCACTTACAGGACCATTAGATGAGCCCGTTCCAAGAGCACCTGTTTCATTAATCCAAGAAGCAGTACCAGATTCTGCTCCTGGATTAACAATTGTTAGAGTAGTCAACGATGTGCCATTAGCAGCAGTAATTACGCTAGTGCCTACATCGTTTACACCTGATATCAAAAGCAAGTCCCCAATAGCATGAGCAGGTACATCTGGCTCAAATGTAGTTGCCGCTGTATCAGTAACACTTGTTATTTTTGACGATATATAAGCCATCTGAATCCTAAAGTTATTTCATTCCAATGGTCTTGAGTTTAATAGCTTCTGTAAATTTAACGTCAGCGGTATAAAACTTCATGCCTGTAATTCGCATTGTTTCTACAGCTTTAACATCTGCAATGTCCCAGTTTGATCCGAATAGCTTTGCAACGTATTCTCCGGATAGTGCATCAACAGCCTTACGGTTTGGTTCTGACAACTTGTTGTAAGCCCATGAGTTCATGACCACGGCAAAAGCACTGCGATATAAACCGCCTGGGAATGATGTCGCATGACGAACTGCGGTATGTAAGCCAAAAGTAACTACTGATTCTGCGGGGAACAACCCACCGTCAACAGAGCCACTAGACAACAATCCATATGCCTCATTCATTGGTGTGTCTGTTATTACAACACCCAAGTTTTTAACAATGGCATCAGCAGAGCCTCCAGAACGCAACTTTAAACCTATTAGATCACTTGCTTTAGTTACTGGCTTGCTTGCTGTAAATAACATACCTGGGCCATGAGTAAAGTAGCCAAGTACTTTTGTACCTTCTGCTTCTTTCTCAAAAGCAGCATTCTTCCAAGCTATTTTATTAAAAGCCAGTGAAGTAACTTCTGCTGTATCTCCCATCCCTGGAAACTCAGCAAACCGATGTGATTTAAATCGCTGCGGTGTGTAGACCTGCACGATAACTGCAATGTCAGCTTGACCATTCCGGACTGACTCAAACGCATCAGCGGGTGATGATATTGCCCTGGGTGAGATGCTGCATTTGAGACTGCTGGTTTTCTCCAGGCTATCGCACCATGCCTTTGTACTTACTGCAAGGTTATGACTAGGCGGAACCCATTGATTGACCGTCAAGGTTTGAGCATGTGAATAGCCCGCAGCAAATGCAACTAGTAGAGCCAGTAGTGTGTGTTTCATTGCTTGTTACCGTAGAGGATTTTATAAATCCGGTTTATTTCTGCTTCGCTAACCTGCTCCACCCCAAATGCTGGGCATGTTGAGTAACCATGAAAAGGAGCTTGCCCTCTAACATGTCTTACAAAACTGGCTTTATCTAAAGACTTTCTAATAGGAAGCATGTTCCCACTTTCAGGACTATGACATGCAATACAAGCACTACCAGTTAGAGCTGCTCTAGTAGCTTCAATCCTATCTTGTCCTTGCTGAATCCAAGAAGTTTGTACTTTTACTTGGTTTAGCGTTATTGCAGCCCAAGCAGCTAACGCTAAAAGGGCAAACACTATTAGTTTAGGCATATTTACTCCCTAGTTATGGAGCGCACACCTGTATGCACAATGGCTGTTTTCAGTAGTTCTACGTCTGCTTTAACTATGCGAACATCATCTGCCAAACTTTGTGTCTTGTCTGCGGACTTTTGTAACGCCTCAACTGCACGGGTCAGTGCCTCTATAGCAAGCTTTAGAGACTGCAAACCATCAGTTTCACGTTTGACCAGTGTGTAGGCCAATCCTGCTGCGACGAGCAAGCTCAAACCTACCATGCCCAACCCTTCGAGCTGCTTAACTATTGCGATCAAGTCCATACTATTTCCTTAAGCTGATAACCCCTAGAGGGTTAGTTCTAGGGGCTATTGCTATTACACCAGTGCTGCTGTTTTGGCGCTATTAAAAGCACCAGTGAAGCCCGCAATGGTTACAGCAGCCAAACCAGCATGAGACAAGTAGACCTGAGTACGCAGCTTGCCAATAGCGTTACCATGATTGGTATGCCGATCATCTTCGCGCTCAGACAGCACAGTAATAGCCACTTGAGCAGCATTGGCAGTAACTTGTGCTGCAATAGCAGTAGCAGTAGCAGAAGCTACTTCCGCACCCATATCAGCCAGTTCTTGAGCGGTTGCACCACTGAGGGTACTCAGCCGGTCATCTAGATCAGCGACTGCATCATTAAGATTGGCAATAGCAGTATCAGTAACAGCTTGGGCAGTTTCAAGAGCAGCAACACGATCCAGCAAAGCCATCAAGGCTTGCAAATTTTGCATCCCTGGGGTATTGCCATCGCCATCAAGCAAGTTATACAACGACTGAACACGGGTCTGCAACAGCGTAAATGCTGCTGCATCCAAACCCATAAGGTTGTTCAATTGTTTCTGAAGCAAACCAATTTCAGTACCAACAACACCACCAACATGATTGATGATTTGGCTTACTTCTGCACGGACAATTTCTTGAATATCAAGGTCTTGGGGATTAGCTTGTGACATATTATTTCCTTGGTTTTAACTAAGAGACATTCTTAGTTTGGGCATTTTAACTAATAAACCAATCAATAACGGACATATAAAGAAGCTACACCAGCAGAAGCATTCAAACGTATAGCTGTAGCCCCTGTGACCATAGAGCCTGTAGACGTTGTGACTGTTCCTGCTGACCAAGGAAGCCACGTAGCAGTACCTGCAAGAATTTCACTAGGCAGTCCTGATGTTTGTTGCATGGTTGCACTGCCTGAAGTAATAACAAGGTCTACACCTACATTACTAGCAGGTACAAAGATAGGTGGGCTAATCTCGTTAGTACACGACATTTTTACTGCCATACCTGTAGGGCTGGCAATAGCTTCTTCAGTTTTCAAGCTCATATAACACCTCTGTATAAATAACTACCATTTGTTCTTTGGACATGTACCTATTGCACATTTTCTTTTAATTGGGCACTTACATTCACCACATATAGGTATTTTTAAACCAAGCACTCTTAACTCTTTCAAATATTCACATTTAGTGCATATTTGTATCTTTGCTTCATATTCGTCAACAAACATAGAGTTTACACAGTACTTTCTATAACATTAACTAAAACTCCACCAGAGTATGTAAAGTCTTTGCGTGTAGTAACACTATTACGTATGAGATCAACTCTAGTTAAGTTATCTCCTACATAAGATAAAACTTTTGTAGCTCCATCAGAATAACTAATACCTGTTAACTTTCCTGATGTATATGTAAATGTAGGCGACTTAAGTGGATCATCACTGTTGTTTAGTTTATGAGCAATTAAACCAGATGAGTCTGTTATGTGTAGATCAAAGCCAGTACTACGTCTTACAGCATAGATAGTATTGGCTATCAAAGTTACAGGTAATGCTGCAACTTCTTTTCTAGCGTAGAGAGCAGTAGTACTCATGGTTTATTACCAAGCAGCAGATTCCCACCGACCAACAGGAAGTGCTCCGTTATACAAAAGCTTACCACCAGAGTCTGTAACAAGGTCAAGAACTGCTTTATTAGCATGAGTATGACTTGCGGCCACAGCAGCATCAATAGCTGCTACAGAAGATGTTGGCTTACCTTGTAGAGTTGCCCAGTTAAGGACAATATCTAACGACTCTGCTTCAGACGACTTAATCCAAGTAGTAGTACCAGGGTTATACAGATACGTAGCACCGCCAGCAACCACAGACACATCTGCTGTAGCATCAACTACATAAGACCAAGTAGCTGTAGTAGGTGCCAAAGCGTTACGGGCAGCAATGTCAGCAACAATTTGTAGTTGACTGGCAGACGACATAGCAGAAGCAATCATAGTTGCTACATCTGCTGAATTAATAACGTGACGTGCAGCTACCCCAGTGTTGTCCACTACATAGATTTCCATGAGAGTTGGGTTACCAACTACAGAAACATAATAGACAGCATTACTGACCAATGTGCCAGGAAGCGCAGTTACTTTAAATTGTTGAAGAACGGTTGTTGACATGATTTACCTCGTTAAATTACCAATCAGGGGTACTGCCCCAAGTTTGTTGCATTACATACAGACCACCATCCAAGCCATATGTAATCATATTTCCAGTGTCATTGCTGACATTGGCACTAGGGCCGGTTAAGTAAGTACTCATTTCTATAGACACGCTACCACTGAGCGCATCTATGGTCAGAGTACCTACATCACCTGATAACTCAGCAGATGCAGATAGTGTTGCTTCAAGCATTGGTAATTTCCTTCACTACTTCAATCGTAGCTGTAGAGGTGTTAACAATGTCACCGTTAGGAGCAACAAACCGTATATCCATGTATAGAGAACCAACAGGCCAAAGAGCAGTGTTGGTTGCAGTTTCACGTACTTTGACTAACCGAGTAGTTGCATCAAGCCAGGAAAATGTGGGTTTAGATATTAGTTTTGCATTCGCATCCCTAATATAAACACTACCTTCCCAACCAGTTAAGTCAAGAACAGCAACACTGTCTTGGACTACTGCAACCACTCCTGATAGTTCAAACGTATTTCCTCGTTTAAATGTGTATGTGGTCATATTAATATTAGTAGTTACATATTGTAGTAAGGTATCTTGTAGGTAGTTCCCCCAATACTGACTACAACATACCCAACAGGATTAGCTGGTAATGCACTAGCAGCGCCAGCAGCCCCTACAGTAGCAGCAGTAGTATCACCAATAGACATACTTGCCCAAGCACTAAGAGCAGTTCTTACGTACATCTTATTAATCGTACTATCAAAGTACATAGCGCCAGTAATAAGAGCACTGCCATCATTGTCCACAGTAGGCGCTACAGTTTTAGCACCTAGGTAACGATCATCAAAACTATCAAAACTAAGCGCAGCAGCATTAGCACTGGCTTGAGCAGCAGCAGTTGCAGCATCCAAAGTAGCTTGGTCAGCAACACTTAAACCAACAAATTGACTAGGCACTTCGTACTGGATTTCTACAGTATCAGAAATAATTGCACTGCTGAAAGTCAAAACAGTACCACTTAAGCTATAGGTGTTACTGTTTTGATAAACCCCATCCATGAACACTTTTACAGTGTTTATCTTAGCAGGCGTGTAGCCAAGATTAATGACAGTACCTACGTTTTGCACATAGTGAGAGCCAGCAAGGAACAGTTCCTTAATACCATCTACTGCTTGTGTAGCAGTAGCAAGGGCGTTAGAAGCGTACAAAGCAGCATCAATACTCCATTGCAAAGCATTAGCTGCTGAGTTAGTAGCAGAAGCTTCAGCAGCAGTAATGACAGCAGTATCTGCTGGACTCAAACCAACATAACTACTAGGAACTTCATAAGTAATCTCTACACTGCTTGAGCTAATGGCAGAGTTAAATACAATGGTTTTACCTACTCGACTCCAGGTATTGCTGTTCTGATAAACACCACCAAAGAATACTTTTACGGAGTTTGACTTAGCAGGAAAGTAGGTAAGTGTGAGACTTGTACTGGTATTCTGTGTGTAGTCCGTACCTGCGGTATAGAGGTCTTTCTGAGCATCTACTGCTTGAGTAACAGCAGCAGCAGCATTGGTTAAATTAGAAATGTTTGCAGCAAGAACAACAATCTCTTCTTCGAGGTCTTGAACATCATTAATGTTGTCAATATTGTTACCTACAGCAACAATTGGCGTAATATTTGTAGCCACAGTCGATATGTTTGCTACATAAGGAATGATGGCGGCAATATCAGTAACAATACCAACAGCTGCTTGAACATCTGCCATATTGGTAGCAACAGTGTTAACTGAAGCAATATTTGTACTAACAGTAGCTACCACAGCAGTATTAGCAGCTACCGTGTTGATGTTGGTTGTATTGCCTGCAACAGAACTCACACTTGTAGAAATACCAGCCACAGTAGAAACATCAGCAGCTATTGGCGCAACAGTTGCAATATTTGCTACATAAGGCGCCACTGCACTAACTGCTGCAATAGATCCAGCAACAGCAGCAACATCTGTGACTACACCTGCGACAGTAGCAATATTGGCTGCATAAGGGCTGATAGTAGAGATGCTAGAAGCCACTCCAGCAACAGTAGCAATATTGGTTACTGCGCCAGCAGCAGTATTGACACTTGCAATGTTTGTACCTACAGCAATGATGTTAGCAAGATTAGTACTAAGGGTACTGACACTTCCCAATACACTGACAGCTAGCAGAGCTTGATTAGCAGCATTCAAAGCTACTATCTTGGCTTCAATCAAAGCAGCTACGCTCTTATCATTCCACTGCAACGAGCGGCGACTCAAGTCAACATACAGCAACTCTGCCGACAAACTTGTGCTGGAGGTTGTAGGAACAAAAAACTTATACGAAATGATTTGATCGGTGGAGCCATCCAACTTACTCAAGTAGTAAGGAGCCTCTGTTACGGTAAGTGTGACAGATGCTTGACCAGCAGAGTCTGTAGTAAAAGTAACTGTAGCAGGCATAACATCTGGAATCTCTCCAGTGTTAAGACGGCCTGATGCAATTTGAAAGGACGTTAACGGTACAACCGCACCATCTAAATCTTTAATCGTAAAATCAATAGTGGTAGTAGTCATCTTCTATCCTAACGGGTGAACCAACATGGTTTGCATTTACTGGGGGTGTATGTTACAGCATAGCCTGTTTTACACATATACCACTATTTTACAAACAAAACTTAAACTAACAAACACATATGATTTCTGTAGAGCTAATTGACCACATGGGTAATGATGCCACTGTTGTTAACGCAGCACGAGTTTCTTTTGAAAAAGACGCAGCAAACTTCTCTGATGAACAAAATGCAAAACTAATTGCATATCTTGCGAAGCATGACCACTTCACACCATTCACCCATCCACAAATCACTTTACGTGAAACTGTGCCAATCTTTGTAGCACGTCAACGCACTAAGCATACTATTGGATTTTCTTACAATGAAATTTCAAAAAGGTATGTTTCTGATACACCAGAGTTCTTTATTCCTAAAACTTGGAGAAGCAAACCAGAAGGCAGTATAAAACAAGGAAGTGGAGGAACACATGAAAATGATAAGTACTGGGACATTCAGTACACATTGATGCTTGCTCAATGCAAGAAGATGTATGAGTCCATGATTAAAGATGGTATTGCACCAGAGCAAGCAAGGATGGTGCTTCCTCAGTCCATGCTTACTAGCTATTATGTTACTGGGTCATTGGCAGCATTTGCTAGAGCCTATAAACTGCGTATTGATAGCCATGCACAGGAAGAGATACAAGACTTGGCTGTATTGTGGGATAAAACAATTGCACCACTTTTCCCTGTAAGTTGGAAAGTACTTACTAACCAATAAATCTAGTGAGCACTGCCGTGCTCTGTGTGATTTGATAAGCCAGTATTCACTGGCTTTTTTATTTGGAGAAACAATGTCAGAAGCCAAAAAGACAGGAAGCAGTCACTACAAAGCCATGAAATTAGAGCCTTGGGATGTGATTGATGAGTGGCCTATTGAGCAACAAATAGGATACCACCGAGGTAATATTTTAAAGTACACGATGCGTATGGGTACTAAAGATGAAGCCATTAAAGAAATCACCAAGGCACGCCATTATGCGGATAAGTTGTTAGAAGTTCTTCATAAACAAAACCAAACGGATTATTAATGCCCACTTACTCAAACATTCAAGCAGTGCCTTTGGCACTACAGGTTTTCCTGGCTACTGATTCTTACGACCACAATCCCGATCCATTCACTATCTCAGCCACCTCAGTAATCAAACCACTCAGGCAACTTATTCTTGGTAGTCGGATCAACCAAGAAGACTCTGCTGTAGACCTTTCACAAATGGTAGCAGCCAGAATGGGTACAGCTATTCATGATGGTATTGAGCGTGCTTGGATTAATAACTATAAACAAGCACTTACTACTCTAAATTACCCAGCTAATGTAATTAATAGAATTGTTATAAATAAACCAATTGATGAAGTTACTGAAGAAGATATTCCTATCTATCTTGAACAACGAATTGAACGAGAAATTGCTGGGTATAAAGTGAGCGGTAAATTTGATTTTGTATCGGAAGGAATGGTGCAAGATTTCAAATCTACTGGAGTGTATTCAGCAATGACAGGTAATAACAATGATAAATACATCCTACAAGGATCGATATATCGTTGGCTTAATCCAAAGCTTATTACTAAAGATGAAATGGCAATTCATTTTATATTTACAGACTGGTCTGCTATGAGGGCAAAGACTGAAAATAATTACCCACAGTCACGAATTTTGCAAAAGATATTTCCACTTAAATCATTGGAGGAGACAGAGCGATACATTGTTAATAAACTAAACCAAATTAAACAATATCAAGATGCCGATGAATCTACTATTCCTCTATGTGGTGACAGTGATCTTTGGCGCAGTGAGCCAGTTTTTAAGTATTACAAAGACCCTAATAAGTTAGTGCGTAGTACTAAAAACTTTGATAACAAACAAGACGCCTATTTGAAGCTTTCTCAAGAAGGTATTGGTATTGTTATTGAAAAACCTGGAGTTGTTACTGCTTGTCGGTACTGCTCAGGATTTTCTTTGTGTACGCAAAAAGATGCCTTTGTAGCATCAGGAGAATTAATTCTATGAAAGATTTTGCAGCAATGGAGTACAACCCTACAGCGGAAAAGCTTGTAGAAGTGTTGTGCAAAAAAACACAAAATGACAATCCACTGTTCTTTCGTGTACTGGTTGGTTACTACTTTAGCTTAGTAGCATCCATGATGCGCTGTAGTGTCATTACACATGATCGTGGTGATATACCTGTTAGCTTTTACGCAATAAATCTCAGCCCCTCTGGAAGTGGAAAAGGCTTCTCTACAAATATTGTAGAAGGCAGTGTTATTAACTTGTTTAGGCAGCGTTTTCAAGAAGAAACCTATCCATTGCTTGCAGAATTGAATCTTCCAAAGATTGCCAATAAAAGAGCAGCTAGAAAAGGTGTAGACCCTGATGAAGAATTGGAAAGAGTAAAGAAAGAGTTTGACAGTGCGGGAACACTGTTCTTTACCTTCTCTGAAGCCACGGCACCAGCTATTAAGCAAATGCGGCATACTTTATTGATGGCAGGAGCAGGCTCACTTAACCTTGCCATTGATGAAGTGGGGAGTAATTTGAGCGGTAGTATTGATGCTTTGAATACGTACTTAGAGCTTTATGATGTAGGTGCAATCAAGCCAAAACTAACAAAAAACACTGCTGACAGTAAGCGTAATGAAGAGATCGCCGGACGAACACCCGCTAACTTGATTGCATTTGGTACGCCTACAAAGCTACTAGATGGGTCTAAGACTGAAGAAGAGTTTTACTCTTTACTGGAGACTGGGTATGCACGGAGAAGCTTTTTTGGTTATATACGCACAGCTTCTCAAACCAAGTATCAAACACCCGAAGATGTTTACGCAGCATTAACGGATACCTCTAGTGATGTTTTTCTGGACTCTCTGGCTCAAAAACTAGAGCACCTCGCTGACATGGTTAATACCAATAAGCGACTTGTAATGAGTAGGGACACTAGCCTCCTTCTTATCGAGTACAGAATGAAATGTGAAGCAGAGGCTGCAACATACTCCGATCACGAAGAGGTAAAGAAAGCTGAGATATGCCACAGGTACTTTAAAGCTTTGAAGCTAGCAGGTGCGTATGCATTTATAGATGGTTCTGCCACAGTTACAACAGATCACCTATACAACGCTATAAAGCTGGCAGAAGAGTGTGGAGAGGCTTTTAATCAGCTACTCACACGAGATAGGGCATATGTAAAGTTAGCTAAGTACATCTCGTCTGTAAAGCGTGACGTTACTCAAGCAGACTTGGTAGAAGACCTGCCTTTCTACAGAGGAGGTGCTGCACAGAAAAACGAAATGATGACCTTGGCTATAGCTTACGGCTACAAGAACAACATCATTATTAAAAAATCTGTATCTGACGGTATTGAGTTCTTTAAAGGTGAAACCCTTAAAGAAACTGATAGCACAAAACTCATTGTGTCCTATGGTACGGAGTTAGCAGAGAACTATCGTAATGAGTATGCACCGTGGGATAACTTGCATAAGCTCACCCAAGCTCGAGGACTGCACTGGACTAATCATCACCTAGCCAATGGGTATAGGAATGAGGAGTCTTGCCTTTCTGGTTTTAATTTGATAGTGGTGGATGTGGACGGAGGTACGGATGTATCTACAGCCCAGTTACTGCTGAAAGGTTATAAGTACTTGCTATACACAACCAAACGACACACAGAAAGCGAGAATAGGTTTAGGCTCATTTTCCCAACTAACTATCAACTCAACCTTGACCCCAAGGACTACAAAGAGTTTATGAATAGTGTGTATGACTGGCTACCTTTCGAGGTAGATAAAGCCACTAACCAACGAAGTAGAAAATGGTTATCTCACCAAGGACAGCACTTCTATAACGAAGGTGAAGTATTGGACGTACTGCCATTTATTCCTAAAACCAGCAAGAGTGAGGAACGTAAAGCACTGCTTAAAGACCAACAAGCACTGGACAACTTGGAACGTTGGCTACTTAACCAATGTGCTCAGGACGGAAGAAACAACACATTGTTGCGTTATGCAATGGTACTTGTTGATGCTGGTTTCACTTTTGAAGACATACGGAAAAAGGTACTTTCTCTTAATGAGAAACTTCCAGACAAGTTGGATGAAGTAGAAATTATGGGCACAGTGTTAGTGACCGTTGCTAAAACACTAGCTAAAAAGTAACGCACTCCGTGCGTTTTTGTGAAAAATAAAGGAGCAAGTAACAGGCTACTTTAAATACGCGCGTATTCAGTAGAGGGTGGGACATAGAGAAAGCCCTCACCACACTACCAAACCACAGGAATTAAGATGAAACAAACAAACAAGAATATTGTTTTGATTATGGGAAAACCAAATACAGGTAAGTCCACATCTTTACGTAATTTACGTAATCAAGACAAAATGGTTTACTTAAACACAGATTTAAAAGATTTACCATTCAAAAATAAATTCATGCGCTCTGTAGAAATAGGGGATGCTTTAGATGTGCTGGCATACATCAAAGAGATTGAAAGTAATGAAAAAGTAGAAGGGGCTGTGCTTGATACAGTCACTTTTCTTATGTCTTTATATGAGCGTCAGTATGTCAGTAATGCTGCCAATGGTCAAAAGGCTTGGGGAGAGTATGGAAACTTCTATAAAGAATTTATCCATACCATTAAAGCAGGTACTAAGGATTACGCAATATTGGCACATGAAGACACAATATTGAATGAACAGTCTATGCAAATGGAAACGCGCATCCCGATAAAAGGTAGTGTCGGCAAAATCGGAGTCGAGGCAGACTTCACCACCATCTTGTCTACTAAGCAGTTGCCTATCCGGAAACTAGAAGGTTTTGAAAATGAGCTTCTACATATTACTGATGAGGAGCGTGAAGATGGCTTTAAATACGTTTTTGCTACCCGAGTCGTAAAAGAGTCAATTGGGGAGAAAATGCGATCCGCAATTGGATTGTGGAAACGTAATGAACTCTATATTGATAATGATTTAGACCAGGTATTCACACGCTTGCGGCAGTATTACTCGTAACAATTTCTCAGTCTGCAACGCTTAGTTAATAAATACAGCAGACTTTTCCAGAAAAGTATTTATTAACAAAAACAACTTAAACCAAATTAAAAATATGTCACTTCTCGCAGCACTCTCAACCGACAGCAGTATTCAAGATGAAACAGACTCAGTAGGAGCTACTGTACTGGACTCTGGACTGTATAACGCCACTATTAAATCTGCTTACATTGGTAAATCAGATGGTGGAGCAATTAGCCTTGTTTGTGGCTTTACAACAGATACTGGTAAAGACTTTAAACAAACCTTTTGGATGACTTCAGGAACAGCTAAAGGATGTAAAAACTACTACGAGAAAGATGGGGAAAAGAAATATTTGCCTGGATTCTTGATGGCAAATAGCTTGGCTTTGTTGACAGTAGGTAAAGAGATTTCTGCTCTGGACACGGAAACCAAAGTAGTTAAAGCCTACAACAAAGACGCAAAAGCAGAGATGCCTACCAAGGTAGAGATGCTTATGGACTTGCTAAACCAAGATATTAAAGTAGGGCTGCTTAAACAGACCGTCGATAAAACAGTCAAAGCAGATGATGGTACGTATGTACCTACTGGTGAGACGCGTGATGAAAATGAGGTAGATAAGTTTTTCCGGGCTAAAGATGGAATGACTACAGCAGAGATTCGTGCTCAAGCTGATACAGCAACATTCATGAATACTTGGTCTACCAAATGGACGGGAAAGGTCAAGGATCGTTCTAAAGGTGCTGCTGCATCAGGCACTGCTGGAGCTCCAAAAGCTGCCTCTACTGCCGCTAAAAAGCCTACTACTAGCTTGTTTGGTTAAGGACTAAATCATGATTCAACAAGATGCATTTGAACTCACAAACTTGGTAGACATGGCTGCTTCAGCAGAAGCTTGGCGCATTGCCAAAAGCAAAACCTTTCTACACATGGCAGAGATTCCCACAGGCACCATCATGGATGTAGATGGTGTGCAACACTGTCTGGAAGGCGATCTACTCACTGGATTTATTGGCGGAATGCGCTTTGCTGCTGACATGCTAGCGTCTGAGCAAGTGTTTGTAACCCTAGATGATTAAGATAAGTATCTGCGGCAATGACCCTAGTTTCAGACACTGGGGAATAGCAGTTGGTGAGTACTGTCTTGTTACTAACAGAGTGGTGATTAATCATTTAGATGTAATTGAGCCTGTACTTACCAAGTCTAAGCAGGTTAGACAAAATAGCTTAGATGTAGAAGCCAGTAAACAAATATTTGAGAGTGTTTACAGATACACCAAAGACGCTCAAGTAGTGTTTGCTGAAGTACCTGTCGGCAGTCAGAACTCCAGAGCAGCAACTGCTTTTGGAGTGTGCGTAGGAGTGTTAGGTTGTCTGAATGGTTTAGGTATATCAATTAACGAAGTTACACCTACACAAGTCAAGGTAGCAGCAGTCAATAATAAGACAGCTACCAAGCAGCAGATGATTACCTGGGCTTCTATGCTACACCCTGAAGCCAATTGGCCTACATATAACCACAAAGGTAAAACCTTAATTACCGAGTCTAAAGCAGAGCACATGGCTGATGCCATAGGGTCTATATATGCAGGTATAGCTTCCCCGCATTTTCAACAACTGCTTAATACACTAAAGAAAGCAAACTATGCAAATTAAACTTACACCATTAGAAATTACAGAAGCGCTCACTACACACCTACGTAACAAAGGTTTGGACGTAGACACTAAGCCAGTAAGCTTTGTCTTTTATAACCGCCGTACAAAAGGAGGTGTGTATGCTGAAGCTACTATCGGTGAAGAAGCCCCTTCTGAATCAGTAGTTAAAGTGGTTACTTTTACTGCACCAATGCAAGACATTCCTACAGCAACTACGCATATAGAAGTTGCTTACGCTGAACCAGTTACTGTAGAAGTTGCGCCGGAGAACATTCAACTTACCCAACCAACCTCTGTAACGTCATTGTTCGGTTAAGAATGCTTACGACAGTCCTTAGATGGGTTGTCGCATTCATTTTAGGAATAGCCGCAATAGTAGTAGTAACGCTGGCCAGTGTCCTATTTGCACTGATAGGGACAGTTCTTGGTGTTATTTCAACAGGAACTGTAATACTAATTGTTGTGGCTGCCGTTATAAATGAATGGTGGCAATACAGAAAATAAGCCCTTGAATAGCTACTCAAGGGCTTTCTGTTATTTGCCTGGTACCAGAGCGCTAACAGATGATCCAATTGCCTTTGCGGTGATTGTTTCATCTACAACATCCAAGAACTTAAATGGCCCATCCTGGAATGGTGACCAAGACCTTGCTGTAAAAGAACTTCCAGTAACAATGTCTATACCTGATGTGTATGCATCAAATAACCACAACTGCATAGCACGTAAGGGATGCTCCCGCATTGCTTTAAACAACGGTGCCTGAATACGTAGAAAATACTTAGTAAAGTACAACAAACCAATACTATTAGCTGCTTCAATCATACGGTGCGACGGAACATCGTAGTTAACAAAGCTATCTGTTATCTCTTTTAGTATTTCATACTCACTTAACTTATTTTGTTTGGTCAAGTGCTGATAAAGAGCATACCTAGCAGTAAAGTCACTTACTTGTGTGCTGTAACGCAGAAATTGATACAGGCCTGTATTTTCTGTCATGTAAAGCGTACTTGTGATGTTTCTTGCTAAATTGCCAAGTGATTTTGCTTTATCTGCTTTTTTGTTTAACTTTTCAAACAATTTACCTTTGTACGAATAATCTTGAGAGATTGTTTCTACATCTTCAACAATTGTAGGCATAAAGCCAGCATCAATAAGATTCTTTACAGGGTTCTTATTAATGCTTTCTTGCAGTAAGCCAATACGATTAATGAACTCAGGATGCTTATTAACTTGTGTACCAGTAGCTATGTACATCTGTAATTCGTTCAACTCCTGTGACTGTTCCCTGTAAATATTCAGTGCAGACAGTGCTCTACTTTTCTCTTGTAGTGCTTCCTTTATACCCATACCGTTTAGATACAACAAAGACAAGTTGCTTAACTCGTTACCCACTAACACTGAGCCAGTCTTGATAACAATAAAGTCTTTAACTTCAGATACCACTTCTTCTGTTGCTCTTTGAAGTTGTTTCATCCACACAGATGCACGAACTCTCGCATCATATTTCTGTTCTACTGTTCCCCTTCTGGCATATAAAAACTCAACTACTTTGGTTACACCCTGTGTAAATAGAATTTGATCTTGCTTGGATTGCAGTATGGAATCTCCCAAGGTAAGTTTCTTATATCCAAAAGCCATGTCCAACATGTCTTTACGTACATACATACCTTTGTCTCCCCAAACAGATTCAATCTCTTGCCGGGTTTCATAAGGAAGTTCGTTGTACCTACCACTGTATTCAGCATCTTTGCTCTTTGCGCCCACTAAGAAAAAGTCTCGCTCATTGCCTTTATATGTAGCGTCATAAAGTTCTTTTAGTGCTTTAACTATGGTTTTGTTGTGTTCTTTAGAGCTTAACTTTTCTCCTGTTGTTCCGCTTAACTTACCAAGCAAATATGAAAAGTCATTGTTACGCTGGAGCACGTTGTTTTTAAACTGCTCACTAGCTACATGACGGTAGTTGACTGTATTGCCTTGCTCATCTACCAAAGGAACCATACTAGAAGAGCCTGTACTATCAAACTTAAAACCTTTGACTTTAATAGCTTGATATCCTGCTGCTCTGTTCGCATCTGCTTGTTGATTCAAGCCTTGGTTGTACGGCCCAAATAAACCAGTCACATCACCATCATGCAGCATTGCTCCTTTGGCTTTGTTATCCAATACAGAGAATAATCCTGTGGCTCTACGTGTTTCTGGCAGGTTCTTATGCACAAGCATTGTTACTGGTTTTTGCTGTGCCGGGTCTTTAGGCAGAACACCATAACTTACATAACCAGCTTTTAAGTACCTGCCCGTTTGCTGCGCTGTTGTTGCTGTCGCCGTGTCCTGTATGTAGATTACATGCACGTTAGGATTGTGCACTTCTGGCAAGTATCCATGCACCATTGCATGTGGGCTACCCTTGAATAGAGAGTCTTTGGCTTCTTGAACCAGTGCTTTATGCATTGCCATAGTAAAAGACATGCCATTGTCTTTGCCACGAGCATTTTCCTCTTTAAGAATACTTTGTGCAGCAACTTTGCTTGCATTGCTCATATGACGTAACGCATACAAAGAAACCAGGTCATAAACCAATGGTTCAAGATATGCTTGTTTAGCTGCCAGCTTTCCAGCCACAGGTGTAGCATTCATAGCGATGACTTGTGCAGCATTTAAGGCTGTACCTGTCGAGTCTTTGCTATTACCCGTCATCAAATAGTGTGCAGTAGCTTCTGCCCTATAAGCCAAGAAGTCAGTTAAGCCTTTAGATTCTGTTTGCATCTTGGTTTTGATAGAAGCAATTTCTTTATCCAGATGTTTTGCATCAGTTAAAAGTAACTCTGTTCTGGCAGCGTCGTAAGAACTGCTAGCTATACCTGTACGAAGTAATGTAGATATACCTGCCTTCACTTCTTTAGTGAGTCGTTTTTCATTAGCAAAGTTTTTCTTTAGCACGTTAACTGTTTGTTCTATGTCCTGCTCTCGCGTTGCTTCGATTTGTTTAGTCAACTGCAACAAACGAACAAATGCACCCTTTACGTTAGAGGATGTAAGCACCTCATTAAACAAACCAGCAGCAACACCTAAGCGACCATGTATGTATTGATTACGCAGGCTCATAAAGCCCTGCATACGGGCCTGTACTGTTCCTGTAAGAACAGCTTCTCCAGCTTCTGCAAGCACGTTTACAGCAGGTGAAAGAGTTTGCCCAATAAAAGGTACTTTCTTTAATCCTGTTCCTGTAGCTAACTTAGAGCGTACAACTTTCAAACCAACTTGCTTAACTTTATTGGAGGCATTCTCCATAGCAGTATTAAGTGTGTTTATTTTTTGCACTTTCTTAAGTGCAACTTGTCTCTGTGCTTCTGCTGCTACTAAGTTATTAACTAACTTACTAATACTTGTGTCCATAGTTTGACGATTACGAACACCAGTAGAAAAAGATACAAAGGTATTAAGTACTTTACTAAACAAGTCCTTAAGTTTATTAAACAAGTTGTTTTTAATCTTTACATTAGGCAACTTCGTAGTAACGTTGTTCAATGCAGCAATTACTTGCTCAGATGCCAAACCGAATGCAGCAAAGCGTACTAGCTTCTGTTTATCCAAAGAATTAAACAAATAGTTGTGCAGAGCAGTTGTTTCTGCTTTTTCTGTCACGGTTGCACTATTCCAATCACCGTTGTACAAGTTTTCTACTTTTACTGAATCTCTGGCTTGTACAAATAACTTTTCCAGTGTTCTCCAGTATTTAAAGAACTCTGGGCGATTCATTGCAACATCTAAAGTGATTGCAACCTGATCTACAACAAATGCTTCTTGTGCTGATAAGTTAAGTCCTGCATTTTGTATACCTGTTGCAATAGGCACCTCATTATTATTCAAAGCATCTGCGTAGGTAGCTACCTCATCAATAGCAGTGTCCTGCATACGAGCAGAACTGAGGCTTCCAAACGGGCCATGTAGCTTCTCAACTATGTTACTGAGCAGATTACTCAAGTGTGCTTGTGTGTCTGTCCTGAGTGGATTCTGAGCATCTGTAAGTGCGTTAAAAACATCTACAGTTGCGTGCGTGTACAAACCACTTGCTGTACGCATGGCTCTTGCTTCAGTAGCAACGTAAGCATTGTACTTAGCATCATTAATAAGGTTGGCACCTTCAACAAGCAAACCAAGCAAGGCATTGTTAAGTACACCTGTTTTACGCTTATCTACAGAACCATCTAGATTAAAACCAATAGCAAAAGAAAATGCTTTAACTACCGACTTAAGAAAGTCAATCAAAGGGTTGTTGTAGAAACTCTTAACTACTTTAGCATCTTTACTTATTTTTTTGGTTTTAAGAATGTCTTGAAATGTTTTACTGGTCAAACCATAAGCAACAAACTCATCAACATTTTCAAACTGAGCATAAGTATTGTCGATAGCAACAAGTTTAGTAATATCTTCTTCTGTAAGTTGTTCTTGTACAGACGCCATCAAATTCACGAGGTTATCGTAAGTTTGTTGCTGGTCTGCTGATACTTGCTTACCATTGCGGATAGCTTCCAAGTACCCCACAGTAACTGCATGGATAGCTTCATGCAGTATTACTTCTGATGCTTTATTTTTACTGTTGAATACATAAATAGTATTACCAACTGTAAGAGCGTTTGCATTACTAAAGTCTTGTTTGCTGATAGCTTCTAAGTGTTCAGGACGCACATCTTGAATACTATCTACAGCATACACAGTTGTGTCTGTGCCTTTAAGCACACCTGCAAGCAACTTCTTGTACTCTGTAGGAATGTTTGTTTGGATGCGTTCTAGCAAGATATTCAAAGATATACCTGTCGCTGTCTTAGCTTCAGCCAAAAAGCTTTCAGGTGTATAGGTAGCAGGATACTCAGAGTCCTTGCTTTCTTCTACAGTAGTTATGACAGTGGCTTGTACTTCTTTTGGCTCAGCACCGATGCTAGCTTGTTTAGTCAACAGTTGACTAAGTGTTTTATTGTCTTCTCTTTGTTGTTTCTTAACTCGATCAATAACTGAATCAATGACTTTTAGGTCAGCGGTAGTAACTTCGTATGCACCACCTTCAAAAGCATATTGGTTTATGTACTTGACACTTTTGAGAAATTCAAGTTTATGGTATGTACCCAAATAAGCTGTATTAGTAACTTCAATCAGTTTAGCTACATTCAATGATGGTTTGTACTCTGCATCTTGTGCAGCAAGTTCTAACTGAGCTTCAAAGTTTTTAATAGCCATTGAAGTAACAGCATTAACAGGAGAGTACTCAACCATGAGTTCAAGCGTTGCTTTGTTAAACTCAATAGCCATAGCCTTAGCATGTGCAAAGCCTGTACCGCCAGAGTCATGCATGTTGATAGAAGCAATACCCTGTTTAAAGAGTTCGTTCATGCGCTGGAACGATATAAAGGAATCTCCTGAGTGAGTACCAACCGAAGTACTCAAAACGCCTGGAGAGCCTTCTACACGCTTCTGTGAACTAGCAATACGGTGCTTATTGAAACCAGTAAGAAAAGGGTATGAACCAGTAACCATTGTCTTGTAGCTGGGATCATCGGTAGTAGCTTTGTCGCTAGATAGCAGTAACAGCCCTGCATCTGGTTCTTTACCCTTTTGGGAGTAGTAAGAATCCATTACAGGAGTAAAACCTTTAGTAAGTAACTCAGACTCAATGTCTGCTAACTCTTCTTTAGTTAACCCCACATTTACTTCGCCTTTTACAAACTTTATACCTTTTTCTTTTAATTTCTTATCGGTAAAAAACTTTTTAGCTTTTATGTAGCCTTCAGCAGTTTGATTAGTTATGTTTGTAACATCATTGCGCTTTTCTATAAAGCTAGAGAAGTATTCTTTTAAAGCAGCTTCTATCAAGTTAGATAAACCACCCCCATCTTTACTATAAAAAGTATCTGTAATGGTTTTTCGTTCAGCAGTAGAGATGTACCAATTATTCTGAAGAGTTTCTAATGTTTGTTGCGAAACATCTAAACCAAGCTGCGTAAGGGCTTCTTTTATTTGGGTTTCTGCTTCTGGCTCACCATTCTTGTAACTTTCTGCAATCTTGTCGTAAATGTTTTCTTCCAAAGCACTAATGAAGTTAGTGCTAGCTTTGTACAAGCCACTACCAAACGATATTGGGTTGAATAAATCTTTTACTGACTGACGGTTTAGAAACTTGTCATCCCCATAGAAATACTTAAGCCCTTCGTATGCTTGGACACTTTTACCAACATGCTCACCTTTACTGATAGCGTCAGCTAAGTGATTTTTAATAAAGTTAGCACCGTGTGTATAAAAGTCCGTATTACCTACTTGTTCTAACCAAACATTAATGTCTTTGTCAGTATCAGTAGTAAAAAAACCACCACGAGCAAACAACTCTTTAAATGATTGCTGTCCTGATGCGAGTCCCCATAGCAACTGAGTAAGGATAGGGCCATTACCAACTCCGTCTACTTCAGCCATTATGTCGGTTGAGTATATAGAGTCACCTGCTTCTACTGCCTGTAGGAAACCTACATATGCAAGCAAAGCATCAAGAGTCTTAGCCCGCTCACCTTTTTTAAGCCCAGCAGCCGTAACTAGTTCAAGAAGTGCATTACTCTCTTCTGTGGTGTAGTCAGCCTCCTCAGAATAGGCAATTGCTTGTATTGCTTTTTGTACAAAATCTTGCTGTACAAAAGCTTCAAAACTACTCATTGAAGTACTGTTACTCTTTTTATCCGTGGCTATGCCGAAACCTTCTGCTACTCGCAGAAGAAATGTTTCTTCAGATTTCACATCTCCAATTACTACATCACTATTCCATGATGGGGTAGTCATGTTGTAACGGTGTATTTTTACACTGGTTGGGTCAACACTGCTAGTGACACCCACACGAAGCATCTTCCACACGTCTGTAGATAGGTAGAAACCATTATAAGAATCACTGTCCCCAGCAACTTCATCAAAAGAGGCCAAATCAGCTTGAATACCTTTATTAGCTGCTTCAGCACCTTTACGCTGACTCACTTGAAGTTCTGCAATCTCTTCTGGCGACTTAACACCCATCACAACTTCACGTAACGACATCCCACCATATTCAGTGTTACGCAACTTCTCAAATACCTCAGCATTTTTTACTTTAAATGTGAAAGGAGTTGATTGAAATTGTTTAAGTACTTCTTGCAGCATTTTTGGTACTGCTTGTCCTGTTTTTGTCTTTGTAGGTACTTTGCTTACTGGTTTATACGAAACATAGTTTTGTTTCTCTTCGTTACCAAAAAACCTTGCAAGTACATCTCTACTACCTTTGCTGGAATCAATAAGACTTTTTACACTTTTCTCTACAGCATCAGTTTGGCTTAGAGAGTAAAAAAACATTTGTCGGTTATTTGCTTTGTCTTGCTCTTCTTTTGTCAAGGTTTCATAGCGACCGCTATCTTTAAGAAACTGTGCTTCATCAACACTATGAACCACTACATATCCAGGTTTATTTATGTTTCTAGGTTTATCTATGTTTTGCGCTCTAAGCAACTGATACACCTGAGCACCTAAAGATGTTTTCAGATTGGCTATGACGTTAGGTGATGCGCCTGCTTGATTCTTTAAACCAAGCAAGTTATATGCAGTACTGCCCCAACTAGCATAAGCATTGTTGGTTGTTATGCTGAATCCTTGATATGTATCGAATACATCTTTAGACACTGGGGCATCACGATTAAAGCCAAGCAAGCTATTAACCTGCTTAGTGTCGTTAACTGTAGTACCTAGGTCTTTGACAGCCTCATAAGCAGCATATATGAGGGCTATCTGTATTGATTCAGGAGTAGCACCATTGACTACTAATTGACGAAACAAATCACTGTCAAAAAGTTTTTGGCTATCAAGATTGAGGGTAAGACCTCTATCAGCTTCATTTAGTGCAGCTGGAAAGAATGCTTGCTTAAAGTGACTCTTTTTAAGCTTTGCAGACATTTCTGTAGCAAATGTAGAAAAAGAATTAATAGCACCTTGCTCTGCATCAACAAGTGTTTCAATACCTAAACGCTCTTTAACTGCACTAGCCAACGTACCTTTTGTAGCCATTGAAACCAATTGATTAAACTGACTAACCGCAGAACCGAATACAGGTTGTACATGGTCACCAAGTTTGCCTTTTACTTCTGTACCTTTAGCAAACAAACCAGAAGGTAATGCTGATACGAGCATTCCTTGTTTTAGCTCTGATATGGCGGAGTTAACTGCCGACTGTGCTCGTTTATCTGCATTACCTTTACTGGTTATATGCTCTGCTTTATCAGTCAAAGCATGGATTTCAGCATCGGAAAAGTTATCAAAACAGCTCATTATGTTGCCTTAAGACATTCAAGTAATTCTTGGTATCTCTTCAAATCTTGCTTGATTTTTGAGAATGATTTATTGACTAAGTGTTGTGCAGGTAATGCACTTACTTTTGTACTGGTAGCTTGTTCAGAGCCTGTGTCATTAACAACTGCGCTGCTTGCCTCACTGTCTCTTGGGAGGCTGTCAGTTTTTTGCTTTGTAACAGCCTCTTGACTTTTTGTATCGACGCTTGATTCAGCTTTTCCAGTTGTATTTGTGTCAAGCCGTGTTTCAGTACTTTTAAGAATTGTGTTGTCATTTAGAAGTTCCGTAGCTAGTGTAACTAGCTCAGATTCTATTTGTTTACCAGCAGCACTGTTAACAATATTATTTACAGCAGCAGTACTTACCTGTGTCTCAACTTGTCCAGATTCTGTTGGTTCTGTTCTGACACCTTCTTTTGTTGTTCCAACAACTTCTGGTCTTTTTTCTTCTGTTTGCTTGGTTTCAATGGTTTGTTTGCCATTATTTATCTCAATAGGTAAGTTTAATCTTGTAGCCATACCATTTAGTAATGGTGTAGCAACTTCTAGAGCTTTATTAATATTCTCTACTACTTTCTTAGCTCCGACCAATCCTTTTGTAATATCGAATGCAGTTTTTAAACCAGCTTGAGGTTTATCAGTAATTACGTAACTATTATCCACAGTTTTATAAATATACTGACCAACTTTTATTTTACTCAGCGCATCTGCTTTACTTTGTTGATTTTCATAAAAAGACTTAAATTTATCAAAAGAAGTTTGTTTAGCTCCTTGTGTGTCTGATTTATTAAAGTCTGCATAGTACTGTACAAAACCTTTGAAGTTTTTACCTGGTGTAGTGCCTTGTTGCTTTGAGCCATACAAAACGGTGTTCTGTACATCTGAAGATGTCTTAATACCTAAAGCTGCTTTGTATTCAGCAGATACATTACGAAGCGTAGTAAGTTGCTCAGGGGTAGCTAAACCAGAGGCTATAACATTATCTATGGCAGCTACTACTTCAGGTGTAGGAGCAGCTTTAGAGCGCATAGCACGCACAACAAACCCAGCTACTGCCTGAGTATCTACAGATACATCAGAACCTGTCTTAGGGGCTGTAATAGCGTCTGCTAAAGCTACTAACTTATCTGGCGCAACCTCAGCAGTAGCCGCCGCTTCTAAACCAACAAATAAATTATTTACTTCTGTAAGCTGAGGATTCAGGATTGCAAGTTTTTTGTTTGCAATCTTTTCTTCTTTAGGGTCTACAGGCAAGTTGTAGAAAACATTTGCTGCTCCTATAAGCTTCTCTATCCGTGCTTTGTCTTTCGGGTCAGTAGCTTCAGAGAGTTGTTGTTGGTAGCCCTGCACAACCTCAGCAAGTAATTCCTGCTTACCCTCTGTAGTCATTTTTTTAAGGTTGTTAACTTCCTCTTCCAAAGGAATTAATACCTCTTCCTCAGCGCGCCTAATGTTCTCTTGTTTATCAGTGTCAGACTTACCATCTAAACTACTGTTTTTAACAAACACATCAATAGCGTCAACCCACTGTTTCTTAGTTGCTTCTGCTGGTTTAAGGTACTCAGCAGGATCATTATTAGTAACAGCAGCTTCCTTATCTACTTTTAAAGGAGCAAACTTATCTTTAATAGCTCCAGCTACATCAGTGGCTGTATTAATAACAGCATCAGCAATAGCTACATCAGGTGCAGGAATACGCTTAACTACTTCATTAGCCAAACCAACAGCAACAGATGTTGGTTTAAGACCTGCACCAACTAAAGCACCTACGTTAAAGCTCTCTAAATCACTCGCAAAGTTGTTATCTTTATAGGTAGCAGCATTTTCTAATCTGCCTTGTACAGCCTCAGTGATGCCCTCTCCAGCAGCACTTACAGCAGCTTTACCTGTTGCCTTAGAAGCAGCTTTCGCTAGAGCCAGTGCAATATTAGTTGTATCAGCCGTAGCAATAGCAGCAGCCTTCACACCCGGTGCAATACCAAGTGCAAGATCGCCTACTGTCTCACTGGCTGTGGCTACTCCTGCAAGTCTGAGAGCATCGGAGCGTTCTTTGGATGTAGGTAGTCCTGAATTAGTTGTTGTTGCTTCTACTGACTGGTTATAAATATCAGACCCATAAGCAGCATTAGTAAGTGCAGCAGCTACTTTACCTGAACCCAGGGAAAGTATGTTACCTGTCTGAGAAGCCAACAATTCAAGAGCACCAACAGGATTATCTACAGCAGCAGGCACAAACGCTGCAATAGCTCCAGGAGCATTACTAAGGTACTCTCCAAATGCTTTAGCATATTGCCCTTTATCCAGTAGCTCTGAACCTCTATCAAAACCAGCAATAGCGCCAGCATTACGCTTACGCAAATCAGTTATTAACTCATTGGTTTTAGTAGGATCAACCGTGTTGCTATTATCAAAGAACTCTCTTAAGTCCTTTGTATCACGTATCTTTGATTTCCAGTTTTCTAGCCGTTGTTGATTAGTCTGTGCCCCATTCAATCTTTCATAGTCTGCTATGGTCATTTGCTTACGCTTACTGGTTTCCCCAGCAGGTAAGCTAAGTAACTCTAAATCAGCAGGAGTGGCGGTTCCATTAACTCTCCTAGCATCAGCAGCAATAACAGAGTCAGGAATGTTTGCTGATATGGCCAAACTCTGCAAAGCATTAAAAGCTGCCCCCATATTGCCAGAAACATTGCCAATAGAGTTACCCCCTATTACAGCTAGGTTAGTACCTGTACGTAGTGCCCCACTATCTAAGCTAAGCCTACCAACAAAACTATCATTAGCTTGTTGGCGTAATTGCATGGCTTTGTTGAACACACCATCTTGGTGTTTCTGTGCTGCTTCTTGAAGTTTTTGCAGCTTAAGCTGGTCGGCAGAAACTGAAGGAGAGTCAACAACACCTAAGTCATTGGACGCTACTCTAGAATTTAAATAGTTAGTTAAATCAAACTCTGCCATACCAACTTTCTTTGTTTACTTCTTAGGCTCAATAGCAAATTTAGTTGCTTCACGAGAGTTATATAGAGTGTCTCTATATTTGTCACTGTTTTTACGAATAGTGGATATGGCTGCAATATCTGATAAATGCTTTGGAGAATTTACGTAAGCATCTAGCTTTTTCTTAATATTGTTTCCTAAGCCCCAATCACCCAACAGTTGCCCAACAGTACTACTGTTTTCTAAACTAGCTTCTTTAATAATACTGACCACTACATTTGCGGGTATCTTTTTATCACCGTACTCACCAATAACACTTTGAGCATATGCTTTTGCATCTTGTAAGTTTTTATCCTTAGTACTGTCAGGAATACGGGCATTTACCGCAGCAGTTACAGCATCAGTACCTTCTGTATCATTACCATAGAAACCACCAGTCAAACCGGCCCTACCAAGAGCTTCTGCCTCATACTGTGCGGAAGCTTTCTTAGCATTATCAGCAGCAGTTATCTGTTTAGTAAGTTTGTCTGCTACAGCAGCATCATTACCAACAGTATCTGTAGGACTACCAAGGTTAAGTGCAGTTTTGAGAGCTTTAGAACCAGCATCCAGTGCGGCAGTAGGCAGACCCCGTTCAACCAGTTGCTTCATAGCAGTGTCATACATTGCTGTATCTGACAAACCAGCCTGTCTCTTAGTTAAAAGTCCTTGTACATCCTTCTCTACACCTTGAACAATACGCTTTTCTTCTTCTGCTTTTCTATAAGCATCTTTTTGATTTACTTGCTGTTCCAGATTAAAAGTTCTGTTATTTCGTACATCCTCAATACCTTGTAAAGATTTAAACAAAGGTACAGCTAAAGCATCGGGAAGTGTGCCTTGACGGTGATATTGCAAAGCAGCTTGTTTAGCAGACTCTTGAGCAGCAGGATCGCTACTAAGGGCCATAGCTTCTAAACGATTAACGATGCCCTTACCACCTTCCAGAGTAGAGGCTTCTGTCCTTAATTTGGCAGCTTCATCGTTAGCACGTGAAGTAGCCAACACCCCTTGGAACAATTTAGTTGCTTCATCAGCACCAAGATCCATATCTTGAGCCATCTGCAGAAACTGTCCACTATCAACACCTGCTTGTAGACCTTCAGTACCAGTTTGCAGAAGACCGTATTTAAGAGCATCAAGTTGTTTGGCTTTTATTGCTGCATCAGCATTAGCAACCCTTTGCTGCTCATCCCCAATCATTTTCTGAAAGCCACCAATACCAGTATTTAGTGATCGTTGGCCTGCCATAAGCAAGTCAAGTGATGCAGTAGCCGGGTCACCGCCTCTGCTTAGATTATTCCAGGTTATTTGTGCCATATTATTTCACCCCATATTTGGCAAGGTGGTCTGCTACCATGCGCTGACTGTCAGCACTATTATTACTAAAGCCGCGAGCAGATGCGCTACCTGTTGCACGAGTATGTAGACGTTCATTAACCAGTCCTTTTTGTACAGCAAAATCTTGGTTATACCTACGCTGCGATTCATCAAAACCTTTTTTAGCTAGTCCGTACTGTTGCATACCTAGCCACGTATTAAGCAAATTTTGTCCTATGCCCAAACCAGTAGGAAGAATGCCCGGGTCTTTTTGTGTACCAATCCAATTCATACCTTTAAAGTCACTGAGTGCAGAATTGAAGTTGTCACCCAGACTAAATCCACCCATTGAACCAACAGAAGGATCATTACCGTACCCACCAAAACCAGAATACTGGGGAGAAGTTTGTGATGGTACGCCATACGCAGGTACATCAGGAGCTACTGGCAAGTAACCATTTACAGCAGGATCATTGCCAGTACCTCCAAAACCTGACAATGTTTTATAGTATTCACGCATAGTTCACCTCATATTGTGGTTCTGGTAATTGTAAAGCGGCCTCAACATAGTTAGATTGCAACTCATACAACCTGGTACCTACGTTTCCTAACCGTATAGTTCTATTATAGAAATCTTCAGCAGACTCACCTATCAGAATGTTTCCTAAAGTGTGTGGCTTATCGAGTTCTTTTAATATTTTGTCTATTTCATTAAACTTTTCAGTAGCTTCTTTACTGAAAGCATTCATCTCTGCTTGTAAATCTTGAAACTTTTCAGCAGTTTCTGCGCTTATTTGTTTAATAAGTACGCCACTAAGAGTAAGCAACTCTTTTGGACTAAGTGTGAAATACTGAGTTTCAACTCCTGTTTTAGTAAACCCCATGATTGCAGCTATTGCTGCGAGTATTAAAGTAGCTTCCTCACCAATTATCTTTACAAATATCTTTATGGCTATGTATCGATAAAGTAAGTTAATGAGGTACGTCAAAGCTAGCTCTATAGCCCATGCCACAGATACAGAAGCAACAGCAAGCAATGCTTCAAAGAATTGAAATCCTTGGTAGAAACCATTAAGAATAGCAATGATGGCAAGTATCTTCATCAAAGTACTGAACCAAGACTTCTGGTACCACTTAACTTTTACCCTTACTAAAGAGTTATTAACTATCTGAGTAGATAAGTAGCAAAGCTGTTCTGCATCATAAGCAGTCAAGTCATCTACCAACTCTTTATCTAAAGGTATTAACAAAATATCTTTAGGATCAGTAACATCCTCAGTCCACCCAGAAGTTGCGTAGTAGTCCTCTGATACGTTGTACTTAGCAGTCAAGTCTATTACTTGATACTCTTCATACTCAGTTGTTGTGGTTTGTTTCCTAAACACATGGTATGCATACGTGTACTGATGTATGTAACCCTCTCCGAAGTCTTCAGACACAACAATGTGGCCTTTATCACTCCCAAAAGTATTTATGGCCCCAATAGCACCAGTAACAGTGCGCTTAAATATTCCTCGGTTACTCAATACAATTTTGAATCGGGCATCACGGATAACAATAGCAGAGTCATTCAGCAATCCAAGACTAAAGCTTGCATTGAAATCGTTCAGTGATAGTGCTGTTGTTGTGCCACCAGAAGATATAAAGTGTTTAGCAAAATACCTAAATAGGTACTGCTTCTCCACCTGTTCTGTACCATCAGCAGTAACAGCCAAGTACATAAAAGAGCTTATAACTTGATCTAAATCTGCCTGCGACCGCTGCTCATCTAAAGGCAAAGAAGGATCGGTGTCAACTTTATGGATACGCTCCACAATGCTTGCATACTTCATACCCATCTTCTTACAGAGCCGTACACTGTCTGTGTACTCTTGAGTACCTACAACTGGCTCAGTGAAGTTGTATCTAAAGTAAAGCCAAGGGTAATAAGTACCGGGGGCATCATATTCAAAACCAAGGGGAGAATCTAAAGATGAGACTCCACTGCCAACTACGTACTCAAAAAACTTGTCCACACCTGTACTAGGTAGACTGTATTGTGCTTGGTAATAGTCACCATTAACAACCCCAATATCGAGATTTTCTGTAACTAATACAGTTTCTGTATATGTAGTGCCTACGACAGCAGGAAATATAGGAGGAACTGTCCACTCGTACTCAATTTCTAAACCAACAGTAGTACGCCCAGAAACATTTTTAACTGTTCCTGCAAAACCTAGACTGTAAAAACAATCAGAGGATACTGCGTCAATAAGGGCAGTCTCAGCCAGTAAACTAACTGCTGTAAGAGTAACTGTGTACCCTTTTACTGTAGACAGGTTAACCAATTCATCTGTCGATGGTTCATAGGCATAAGTGGCATAAATCTCTTTCCAACCAAAATGAAAGTAGTTAGAAGGCCCATAAAACACATACTCTGGAGTAATTGTTTCACCCTCTAGAGTACTCAAGTGTGCAGAAACATTTACAGTGATAACACTATTTAAACCTGTCTTGGTAGTTGTAGTGTCTTTTGGTATGCCATGTACATAGCTCCTGCTAGCAGAGTTAAAGTATCTTTTGGCTTTGAATGCAGTGTTGTTTACCAACTCGTCCATGATGTGCTCAGAAACACTCTCGTTTCTGGCTATGGACTTGATAACAGCTATGTTGTGTGATGGCTCGTATTTAGTAGAGTCATTTAAACGGGATACAGAAGTACCCACATAAGTTCTAATTTTGCTGCTAAATAAGCCCATGACATATAACTCTTACGCACCAATACCTGATTTAAGCTTAGTAATAACAGAACCAATATCAGCATCTGTAAAGTGAGATACTGTGTAGTCACCGCCATCATCCAGAGCAGTAGTACGCACATTCAGTACTTCTGCCATGATCTTTGCTGCCTTCTGCTCTGCATCACGAATAAAGCCACTAGCTTGATTCAAGTACACAGTGTTCTGCCTATCCAATGGAGAACCTGCACCAATAACAGTAGCGTCAACCTGAGCTTTCTCAGTAATAACCTTTTGAGCAATAAACAAAGTTTCCTGAGCTACCTTAGCTGCTTGGTTTGTTACCACTAAATTATCTTGAGCAGCATTGAGAGTTTGCTGCTTAATCAGGGCTATTTCAGCATTTGTTTTTTCTTGAGATAGTAGGAACTGAATGGACGCTTGCAATGTTGCTTGTAGAGCACTCATATACACCGTGCTGTACTCAGTTCCTTTAATACGGTTAGCTGCCCATTCCTGCTCAATATGTGCTTTTACAGAGCGCATAAGTACATCAAACACACCACTGCCATCAATGGTGCTATTGGTGAGATCAGACAGCTTTACTGCTGTGTCTTGAGAACCAGAAATGGACAACATAATTAACCTTGCTCAATGTTACGGCCAAGGGCTTGACGACGAGCCAACTCAGCCAACTCTTCTGTAGTAAGCGCAGGCAATACGACAATATTAAACTCTTTAATGAGTTTGCCCTTACGTACCATGTTTCCACGAGAATCTTTGCCAGAGTAGAAAACTTGACACTGTTTCTCTACCAAGTAATCAAAAATAATTTTAGGTACATGCCAACCTTCATCAGCATTAAAAGGCACAAACTTTTTAAAAGTACCTACAGCACTATTACCTACAGCAAAGATTTCACCGTCCCACTCTTTCTTAGCCGGATTCATACAAGTAAGATGAATGCGAATCAAACGACCGGCTTCCTTCTTAGGATCAGTACTTGAAGCAACAACCTGTTCTACAACAGCGACAGGCTCTTCTGCCTGTACTTCTTTAATCTTACTCAGCAAAGCATCTGCTTTGATATTTGGGTGAAACTTGACACCTAGCTTAGTAGCTCGCTCTTTCAAACCTTCAAGCATTGCTTGCTCAAGTTCTTCAGATTGTTGGCTATCAATATCGCTCATTATTTTTCCTTAAGTTTAAAAATTTACACCACTCATTCAAGCGGGGCACTGGAAGTTATTAGTAAGTTCCATTTGGGTATTTTCCGCATGTACAGAAAATACGCAAATAGACTCTACCACAGATAGACTGCCCCCTAGCAATCTCTTACTAAGGGGCAATTACCTGTGTTATATCAACAACTTACAGCTTGGCAGCAGTCTTGACTAGGCCAATACGTTCACTGCGAAGTACCATAAAACTGTAATACCACTTGATGGACATAAATCCAACTTCACCGAACGGGTCTGTACGGTCAGCAGTTTCCATACCAGGCTTCTTGTGCGTGATAACAAACTTGACACCTTTACCATCCGTTTGGAAACCAATAGTGGTAAATGAACCATCGCCAACACACAGCATTGGGAACACGTCATAACGCCCATTAGTCTCATAGCAGGTAGCAGTACTAGAGGCATCGGCACCAGCACCAGACCACTTAAGCATCTCAGGCACAACAACGATACGGAACTGGTCAATAGCACCCACTTCACCAGTCAAAGTCGTAGTACCAGCAGCATACTTCTCCACACTGATAAATGCAGGTTCGTTATGCAGGTCTTTCATTGCTTTAATAGTAGGCAGCAACTCAGAACCGCAGTACAACACCCGACCAGCAGGAATAGTCTTCGTATCAATCATACGAGTACCAGTAATCACTGTGGTTTGCTTAGGAGTGCGGTTATTGTCCAAATCAATAGACAAACGCATCAGATCACCATAGGTAACTACAGTGTCATTCAGCGTAACGTTACTCGTAGCCGTACCAGCATAACGAATAACACCAGCAGACGTAAGCAGGTCAATCTGCAAAGCATCCTCGGTCAACTCATTAGCACCATTAACCATCTCACGGTTGATATGCTGCATCAACTCCGCATCGGTATCGAAGTCAAGTGACTCTTGCGTGTACTCATCAAAGAAACCAAACTTCTCAAGAGAAGCTTCCAGCTCTTTACGCTTGAAACCAACACGGTTAACCCGGCCACCAGTTTCAGACAAAGCAGGCAACTTACCAGAGATAGTGCCAATGTCTTTAGACGAGCCATACAGATTACCGTAGCCTGCTTGAACGCTAACACCCAAGTTATAAGCAGACACAACAGCAGCCTTAGCAGCGTTGAGGTACTTAACAACTTGGTTCGTCAGTGTAACAGTAGCAAAACCAGTACCAGCAGAATCGTTAGCACCGGCAGTAGCAACCGTAAGAGCAACACCATTGTTAGCAATGTTGTCGTTAATAGCAGTAGCCAAAGCAGCCTTACTCGCGTTAGCAATAGACAGTGATGTAGACGGATAAGTCACATACTGTTGCGTGCTAGTAATAGTCACACCGGCAGCATCAATACCCTGATCATTGACGTTTTCTTCGTCAAGCATAGGAATATAGTGATACAGCTTGATCTTTTTGCCCATGTTTTTGGGCATATTCTTTGTATCAGCAAGCTGACTAAAGTACTGCTCTTTACGAGCTTCCATCAGAGCTTGTTTCTGATAGTACTCGTTAACGATTTGGGAACCAACAGTTGAGGCTGTTGCAGGAGGAGCGTTGAATTGTTGCGCCATGATTTATCTCACAAATATGAAGGTTTTGAAAGTTTGCTGAATTCTTCATCAGACAAAGCCAATGGATTAAATTCCTTGGTTACCTGACCAGAAACAGCAGATTTACTGGGTGCCGCAGCACGCTTTTTATCCTTTAGCCTGTCATCCTGTGCTTGCATGGGTTTAGGCGCAATAACTTTACTAACTGCGGGTGATCGTTGTCCCTTGGCCAAGTGATCGAATCCACCACGAGCTTGTAAAGCATCTCCTACTTTCCTATAAGCCTCAATATCCGACAAACCTTGCAGACGGCCAAATAGCTTCTCGTTCTCCACTTCCTTATGAATAAGATCATAAATTCCAGTCTCCATGTGACTGTTTATGACTTTCAAAAGTTGCGGTGTATTAGCTACTACCTGTTTACTAGCCTCGTCCCATTCACTAGACACTGCGTTAATAGTACGTCCGTAGGTTGGAGAGTCTTTAATCTCGTCCAGTACCTCATCAAGTGCTACTTCACGATCATCTATTGCATAGGATTTTGGCTTGTATTCGTCTGCTTTCGTGGTGTCCATCTCTAATGGATCAATACCACTATCTTTCACAAGCTTTGCAATTGCCTCTGGATTTCGTCCATTAAGGTCAATCAGGTAGCTGATTTTAGATTCTTCCATCAAACCAGCTTTCTCCAACATCTTCAACATCTTGAAGTGTGGTTTCAAGCCAGCCATCTTTTTACTGTAATTAGCCCCCATTTGCATGAGCGCAATAGCGTCATCTACGCTACGTACATTAATGTCTTTACCATTTGCTTTAAATGGTGCTGTAAGCCGGTCATACTCAGCTTTGTAATCTACTTCAGCAGCGGACTTCTCTTCTTCTGCTTTGTCCTCGCTGTCTCCAGTAGCTTCAACTACTTCACTGGTTTCTTCTACTTCATCAGTAGTATCCGCAGATTCCTCTGCATCAACTTGCGTAGCTTCCTCTGGTGCAACCTCTTGTGCTGGTTCCCCAATAACCTCAGCGACCTCTACAGGAGGCTCACCTAGTTGGTCATCTGGCAAATCCAAGTAAGACGTTTGCTGTGCTTCAGCCATTATTCAATCCTTCAAAAAGTATATCGTTGCGGGTTTGTTCATCTGCACTAGCAGTTTTACCTGCCAAACCAGACATTAATGTAATGTCTTTAAGATAATTACTAAAGGTACCAATAGCATCTATCTTATCAACAATACTCTTTTGTACTGCTAAATCAATTGACTCAGCAGCAGCCTTCAGATGAACCAAACGAACGGCTTCTTTTTCAAAGTACCCAGTTAAAACAATCTTTTTAAAGTCTCGGTTACTATAAAGACGTTCTAGAGCACTACCCAGCTCAATAGCTTCTTTAGCGCTCTTAATGTTTGCTTCTAGTTCCTGAAGTGTTATCTCATTCATGGCTTATTCTATACTTGTTTATTAATAATAAACTCTTTTATTAAATCTTGCTTTTTATCTTCTTGTTGGAACTGTCTGTCCAACATTTTTAACTGTGCTTGGCTTCTTGCTTGTTCACCATGCAACTCCAATGCTCTGGCTTGTTTTGTTCCTGTTTCCTGCTCAACAAAATCCAGATTCTTCATATCCGTATCTGAAGCCAGATTACCTGCTTTAGCACCTTCGGTATTAATCTTAGCACTAGACAACTGAGCATTAGCCATTTCTGAAGCAGTCTTAGCTTGAATAAGTTTAATTTCTTCCTGCAACTTCATCATTTCCAATTGCTGCAATTGTTGTTGCATTGGGTCAGGCTGTGGCTCATAAGCCTCAATCTTTTTAGCCAAATCAGGCATCTTTCTAAGTCGTGCAATATCTCCAAGAATCATCTTAGACATATCTGGGGGCATTGAATTACCCATTGTTTGCAACATAAAAGCCAATTCCTGCGCTTTATTGTTATCCTCTTCAGCAGTAGATATGGACAACCGCAAATCAAAAGCACCACATAAATCTTTACGATCTATTTTTACAAACTCTTCATTTGTAACCCTAACAACTTCAGTATCGCTAAGAAACTCAGCATTCATACTGACCAGTTTCCTACCAATCTTAAGCATGGCATTACTCAGCCTACGTAAGATACCCAATTCGCGCTTAGAAGCCGCATCCAAAGCACCTCTCACACCGGCTGCCACTTGACCCAACGATTGACCAGATACCCCCTGACTAAAACTCTTAACTCCGGTCAACGACTCAGCTTCCATATTCTGTAGCTGAAGCATGAACTGCGCAGAGTTAGGAATCTCTGGATAAGTATGCATATGTATCCCTTGTCTGGGGTCTACATTGGTATTGAACTCATAGTCCATACCTTTCTCAAACTTACGCCTATTGGTTGCATCCAACATGTCTTTACGGACACCTGTTTGGCCATTGGCAGACTTACCCATGATATCAATCATACCTCTGGTAACAGCTCCAATAATCTTCTGATTATCTTCTAGCAAAGCACCATCAGGCTCACCATAGACACTCTGACGCACAGGCAGATAAGAACACACTACAAAAGGAATCTTCTTATCAGGAAAAGGATTGTCCTCCATACGAATAAGTGTTTCACCTACCCATGCAGCAACGATAGGCTCAACAACACCAGAGCCATCCTTATCCCAGTAACCCCAATACTCATAAACCACAAACTTCTTGCGAGGTTTATCACTAAAGTTGAAATTCTTGCTGCCATCCGTAGTTGCGTGGTCAGGTTGACCAAGAATAGAAGAGTTATCAACATTAATACGATCTAAGTTCTTGTACCTGCCGTCTTTTTCCAACTGCGATAAAGAACTCTCAAAAGAATAAATAACAAAACTAGCTTTCTCTACATCACCAAAACAAGTTGGATCAATGATTACATTTCTAAAATCACACACATTAATAGTAGGACGGTTGTACACCGTACGAACCTTCTTTTCCATACGACTACCAACCTCTATAGGTTCCATAGGCATACCTGTATGCATCGACACTTTAAGAGCCTGTTTAAGAGCCTCTGGTACATCAATATCAAACCTTGTAGGGTTCTCTGCTTGCAAAGCTTGTACCTGTTGGAGCGTCTCTGCTATCTCAGGGTTAGGTTTAAAGTCGTAAACAGCAACTTCTTCCTCATACTGCTCTTCTGCAAACTCCCAACCAGTACGAACAATTACCGTACCCTCATCAACAGCAGTCCTTACAAACTCGTCAATGAAAGTAGTCTTGTCAATATCAACATTGAACTGATGATTAAGAATCAACTCATTTTGTTTAGCAGCATCACGATCTTCCCAAGTAACAGGAGCCACATTAAACAAGTCCTGTGTACTTAGAAACGGCTCACTCAATGCAGAGTACCTCCACTCTGCTTGCTTACGAATGAGCTTAGGAACAATCTTAGAGTTACCTACAGGGGTAACTACCTTAGCAGCTCCAGTTACCTTAAGGTTATCCAACCAACCTTCAATCTTAGTTACCTGAGCATCATGGGTGCTTTTGGCATCCATCAAATCCTGCTTTAACGCTCGTAGCGTAGGCGGATTGCTCCAGTTAACCAGTGGTTTAGCTTCCCCAGTATGCGTAAATGTTTCGGCCATCATCGTGTTTCCTTAATCAAACCCAACCATTACGCACCAACTTAATATTTTGGCTATCTTGGTCAACTCGAATGTTGTGTTTCTCTATTTCTTGACAAGCACGCTCATACTTTGCTGCATAGTTATTGCCAGCATTAAAGTCATTGACCAATCCCATAGGATTATGCAATCTACTGCCCACAAAATACAGCAAAGCTTCTAGATACGTATAGGGCAAGTCTATCTCAACTTGATCTGCGTCATAACCATTAAAACCAATACCTAAAATCTTATGGTTTGCACGATAAGTAACACTTAGATGGGTAGTTTTATATTCTTCAGGAATACTGCTCACTTGATCTACCAAATCACTCTTAAGTACCAAAGTACTTAAGTTTGGAGTAAATGCTGAGTAGTATTCAGCATAGTTATTAAGAGGAATCTCTAAACCATCAGGAATAGACACACTCTCAATCTTAAGCAGCGTATTCCTGTAAGGCAGTGCAACTGAATCAATGATGTAAGGCAGCACAGCATTCTTACTAACGGCATTGGCATTAGTAATGTTGTACGTGTACACACCGGGAATCAACAACAATGACAAAGTTTCCCGCTTAAGACAAAACCGTGTATGCAGCGTCGTTAAACCAAGACTTACAGCACTCAACACCTTGTCATAACTCTTCTCTGCAATCAAACCAGTAGAAGAATCAATACCATTCAACTGGGCCAGTTCACTAAATGCCAGTTGGTCAAATATTTCCCGTAATTTCATACACACCTCAAATAATATATGACGCCATACGATCTACTTCAGTATTCGGAGTATCAATCTCCCACATACCATCATCTGTACTTTTCATAATGGCTTCCTCTGACGGTTTCCAGGGCTTCAAGGAAGACAGCATAGCCACCGAATCAATGAAATCGTCGTGCTTGCTCTTAAATCCACCAACAGATATAAGAGAAAGTTCATTCATTCCCTCTGCAAGTATAGGTTCATTCTTCTTTTCTACAGGAAAGTAAACTTTCTTGCTCTTAAACCAAGGAAGAACAGTATTAAACCTTACTAACTTGTTATTTACAGGACGAATGCCAGGAGCATTGTTATTTTGATCTGAAGCCAGTGGGAAATATATGTTTCTTTCCATCATTTGTGACTGAATCCAGCTAACAAACCCACCTTGTTGACCTGTTACCTCAATACCAACACTCTGAGGCTTATATACCTGAGCCAACCTAAACAAATCATCAATGTTTTTATCCATCAACTGACGTTTACACACACCATCCACCCACAACCAATCACCAACATTGTTGTAAGCCCATACAGAGATAACACTAAAGTCACTCTTTTCATTAACTGACGTAGCAAAGTCAGTAGTTATATAAAAGTTAAACCTACTTTTATTTTTAACCACTGAATCCAACTTATACCAGCCAATATCACTATCCAGAATCATTCTGTCATCATCACTCATAATTCTTAACATCAATTCTTGGTTAAAGGTATCTACTTTTCCTGACAAAAGCGCCTTCTCATATTGCCGCTTAACATACTGAAAATCAAACCTATCTTCCCAACTGCCTCTAAAGTCTACCTCCTCACAAGGAAACTGCTCACAAACAGGGAACACATTAACTTCCCATGCACCACTCTCTACAGCCTTATACAGAGGATCTTTGGCATTGAATGGTGTACCACTCCAGATAACCTTTCTTCTACTGGGATGCAAAGCATAGTCAATGGCTTTGTAAACAGTGTCTTCCACGTCAGCAATAACAGTAGCACTCCTAGCGTCACTATCACTTATCAAGTCATCCAATAAAGCAAGCACAGGTCTTGTCCCAAGCTCACGTGTGTTATGCGTAGCTAGGTAGTTATCTGTAATGAACTCGTGCTCAGCATCCTCAACACGAATACATTGGCTTGGTTCATTTGGTATGGCTTCAATAGCTACCAAGGCCACTCTATTAGAGCGCCTATTAGGTACCTTAAACAAAGCCGCTTTACGGGAAAGTTTAAACGGGTTAACGCTTCCACGTATAAATGCGCGGTAGATCGGTTGCCTGTTTTCCCTATGCATCACACCAATTCGCACAAGATAGCCCAAACTCCTAGCCAAGTCTGCTACATCAACCACTAACTGCTTGCTAATAGTGCAGTATGAAACTTGCCCTTGATTACCGCACGTGCCATCAGTATCCAACAAACCAGCAAGTAACTCCCTGCGTTGCTTCACTGACCCTCTTTGATATTCAAAAGGGATGTACTTAGTGGCATCAATACATCCAGCAATCAGCAAACCAAGTAAGTAAGGCTGTACCGGCAGCTGTTTCTCTGTGTACTGAACTGGTTCTACTGCTGCTGTGTAATATTCCCTCAATGTTCCTTTTATCAAAGGAGCACCATCAAGCAACTCTTTGGTAGTAAAGAGCTTCTTCACATACGCCGTTTTTTTATTCGGATAAGTTTTAACGTACAAAGGATGTAGGTGAGTACTGTCACACTTTAACTCCCTACCATCATCAAACACCAGCTTATACATATCCCCATGAAACACCTCTGACTTACCCAGCACAGTAGTCAGTGTTCCTTTAGGCGTATATATCTGGTCACCTACAACCACATCTGCAATTGTCTTGGTTCCTCTATCGGTGTAAACCTTGGAGTCCAGAGATAGCGGCCCCCTAACGCCGGTTCTAGCACCATAACCAGATACCACAAAAGGAGTCTTGCTACTATTTATAAACTCCCACCTAATATCCGTAAACTTAATTTCTGGAATGTACTGCTGTAAAAAAGGACTGTTCTGCCACCTGTATTCCAAACTTTTACGCATCTTCTTTACTCCGTTATCAATGGAGTCTGATACATACAAAGCATAAGGAACTTTGCCAAAGTTAGGAAGCTCACCGAACACAGCTAGGTAAAGAATCAAATACTCTTTAATACTTGATTTCGCAATACCCCTATGACACATGTTAATTACATCTTTTTTACTATCAGATACAAAACTATCTAACATTTTGTAATGAACTACAGGAGTTTTATTTTCTGTAGCATTTCCGTTAACTAATTTAATAAAGTTAACAAACTCCAAAGCAAAGTCGCTAGGTACATACTTTTTATCAACTTTATACGAGTTATTATTTAAATACTCCTCTACTTTCCAGTAAGTACCGTCTTTGTGTTGCTGAATCACTTTTGTGCCCCACTAGGTAACAATTTCATAATTCCTTCAGGAATAATGCTGGCAAGATAATTTATATCTTCTGGCTTAACAGGCTGTTGTGCAGTCATTTCTTTACTGACACTGCCATCTTTAATTTGTCCGCCAAGGATAGCCCTCAACTCTGCCAACCTTGAATTGATAACATCACCATACAAAGGCGTATTCGCCACCTCTCTTAGAGGTTGTGTAGTAGGGGCATTTGAAGTATTGCGTATGGTTTTTTCTGTAGGTGTCGGCACTGCCTCACTTGTTGCACCATTGGATTGCCACCCAAGTCTATTCAATACTTTATCTGCATACGCTTTACCTTCCCCATATCCTGCTAAACCAGTAGCAATATCCCCTGCTTTATTAATCCTAGCTGCTACGTAATCAGTAGCAAATCTAACCTGTTCGCCAAGAGATTTATCTTTCAAAGGCTCAACACCATACCCAGGTTTACTCGCCGTACTTTCGACAATACCAAACGGCCCAAACGCAGTACTGACTTTGCCAGTATGTCCAGCAACTCTCCTACCGGACTTATCTAAGCCATAGTGATAAGCACTTGGATCATCTATATATTTACTATTACCGCCTGTCTCTTGAGCCAGTATTGATGCCATCAAACCAGGGGGCAAACCTTTACGAGCCTCTGCTGCATCAAGTAATCTAGCTAAATTTGACATACATAGTCCTCATTAAAGAATTACTGATTATCCAACACTACACCTCTTCAGCCACAACATCAATAATCAACTTAGTGTGCGCTACCTGTTGAGCACTCATTGCCCCAGCCTCAACCATCAACCTCTGCTGCTTGGCCAACTCTAAAGTTGTAGCCCGCAGTGCAGCAATAGAGCCATCCTCTTTAACACCCACACTCAACTCAACCTTCTGAGTTTCAGGCATCTTCAACTGGTTTAACAAACTATTAGCAGCATCACTCCTAACTTTCTCACTTCTTGCACTAATCATTAACTCAGCCTGCACATTAAGCGCCTTTTGATACAAATCTTGATTCAATACATAACTAGGTATAAGAGTTTGCTCCATTATTAAGTTGACCAACTTACTCTTGTTATACGCCGTAACATAACTAGCAATATCTTTACTATCTACACCTCTACTAACAAAATCATTGTACTTATCAGGAAATGTTTTTATATATGCAGAAATATTACTAGCCCCCATTAACTTGTGGCTTACATACTTCACAGCATAAATATAGTTCTCCATCTTGAACCTACCATCAGCCATCACTGAGGTGTAGCTCATCAGATTGTCCCGATATGACTCATACATATCAGGATCACCAAGCGTAGTATTAATCTGATCAATCAACTCTTGATTAACACTCTTCTTGATTTTCTCAGGCAATGCTGCCTTAAAAGCTTCTAGTGATAACACTGACATAACACTCCTTAGTTACTATATCGGGAGGTTATCATATTTTCACTAAAAATCCACCCAAATTCAAACCAATCAATTTAAACAGCCTACAAGCTATTATTTCCAAACGTACTACCCTGCCTATCAACCACCCACTACAAACCTCACCAGCGACCGTCTAGCCCCCTTCTTACCCACACCCCACCACACAACCACACCAACCTTAAACCAATAAATAAACATAACCCCGGCAACCTAAACCAAGAATCTTGCTGTACACTCCAACCCTTCTTCTTTTACAGCTTCGGCTGGTTTTCTTCTTACCCTCTCCCCCCAATATATAAAATATAGTATCTATCTATAGGATGACCCCTGGGTATTTATACAGTACTCTATAGGTATATATACCTGTAGGTTTATACAGTAGTTATTTATATAAAATACGTATGGTTTAAGTACCTGAAACTTTTTATAAAAATAGTAAATTACGTATGGTTTCAGGTTTTATAGTAATTTACTAATTACGTGTAGCTTTAGTACTAGCCTTATACCAAGGCAAAACACAAAGTACCCCCCGGTACTGAGCATGTTTCTGTATTTATAAGGCTATACCCCAGGTGTAATACATAAAGCTCCGCTGGTATGGCAATCTTGCCTATCCCTAGCTAGGACTCAACATGTTCTCCACTCTGTCTAACCTCTTTGGTTTGATCAACGATATCGTCAACTCCCTACGTGACTTGTCTCACGCTGGACGTAGTTATACTAAGCAAATTGCAGGTGAATCTCATAAAGATTTCCTTGACTATTGCGAAGACTCAGGACTAGATGCTAAAGAGTTTGAGAAGATTCTCGAAGACTCTCGTTCCACCAAGAAAGTACGCACTCTCAAAGCGTAACCGATAAGCTCCCTATATGGGGGCTTATTCTTTTTTACACAAAGAACACTATACACAACGCAGTGCCGAAGACAGTAGTTATAGAAGCAGTACTACTTCTATACTTCTACCTACTTCTTCCAGTGTGTGTGACTACTGTATATAAACACAGTAGCATTCTTTAATATCCTTAGTTAACGTTAATACCTTAAAGCTGCGCTTATTTAGGAAATGTTTCCTACCTTTGCTGGAGTTATTTATGTACACCGCTATTACTTGGGCTAAACAAGCAACTCAATGTCCTGGCTATATAAGTTATCAAGAAGGCAAGATAACTTTAGAAGAGTTCGTTAAATTAAATGCCAATGACTATCTTTTCTGGCTTGAGTATCAGCGAACAAAAGATGCTGCTGCTAAACAACTTAAGCACATCATCAAGTGGTCAGCATTGCTGGTTACCTTGGTGCTTGGTGCTGGTACCTTGATTTACGGTTTGGCTGCTCTGGACAATGGTTGGATCATGTCTGGTGTTGGAATGCTGCTCGGTGCTTCTATGTTCGCTGGATGTGTTGATTGATAAAGCAGGCTTCGGCCTGTTTTATTTTTATGGGTAGGTAATAAAGCTTCGCTAGTAATGAAATCAACTTATTGGAGTTTTAAATGAATGCTTTGTCTAACCTGTTGGAAGCTTTAGCCGGTCTTGTGATGGTTTGTATTGCAGGAATTATTTGGGTTATCTGCGGTATTGGTGCAGTGTTCTTAGTAGCTGTTATGGCTACTTTGAAAACTGTAGAGTTCCTAGCTAAACGCTGGCTTTAATGAATACGTCCTTCGGGACGTGTTTGTTTTTCTGGGGTATGTCTTTGGTTGGGCCAAGTCGTAAAGCTTCGCTTATATGGGAAATTTCTCCCTACTTGTGTTTGCTTTTAAAGGTTATGTCATGGCTCGTTTTACTGAAAATACCTCTTCTGCTGCTGCTCAACCTGCTCGTGAACAAGCAGCCAAATGGATCAACCTGTACCTTCCAACAAAGGATGGTGGTAAGGTCAAGATTGGAGCTGTTCCACTGAACAAGTCCAATGGTACTCATGCTGCTGTAATGGCACTGCTGTCTACGGAAGAAGGTGCTGAGAAATTCATGAATGCGCTGGTAATTGTGGTTCAGGAAGGCTCTGGGGGTGATCGTGCTCCGATTGAGTTCGACCTGTAAAGGTTGATTGAGTACTGGCCGAAAGGCTGGTACTCATGACTTTTTTACTTAACCAAGACAGTCTTAATTGCTGTCGCTTGGTTTCCTCGTTGTTTGGTTTGTTGTTCTATGTTGTAAAGCTTCGCTTGGTTGGCTATTTAAACCAAGGAGTAAACATGACAATGTTAAAGATAATTCAACAAGAGATTATTGAAAATACTTTTAATAGAAAGCTAATTAATCAAAAGATTAAAGAAGTTATTACTGATGAGTATTCTGGGTTTATCAGTAGTGGGGTTAGGTTGCTTAGTGAGTGGTTGGGTTGCTCCTATTATTCTAGCAAGAATGTTAGGCTGGAGTTGGTTAAAGCTCTTGATCTTAAGGAGCTGGTTACCAAGATGCTTGTAGAGGTTGCTCACTGTCAACATGCTGAGTTGTTTACTTCGGTGAGTGCTAAGTTAGCTGGTGCATTGGGATGGACTGATAAACCAGATGCAATTAAAACAATGGCAGAGATGCTGGCAATAATTGCTGATACAGATGCATATGACATTAAAAGAAATGAAGTCAATTCATTTGTTATTAAGTCTAGGATGCAATTTAGTACAGAGTTAACTCAATTCATTGAAAACACTATGTATTTGCCACCAATGTTAGTTGAACCTCATGAAGTTAAAACTAATATTGATACAGGTTATTTAACTCTAAAAGATTCACTTGTATTAGGTAAAGGTAACTTTCATACTGGCGATCTATGCCTAGATGCAATAAACATTGCTAACAGTGTAAAGCTCAAGTTAGATACAGCTTTTGTGTCTAAAGTTGAGATGCTTTGTACATTTAAAGTCAAAGAGCAAGAGCAGTTAGACCAGTTCAACACATTCAAAAAGAATAGCTACAAACTCATGTCATTGCTTGCTACCAATGGTAATGAGTTCTGGCTCACTCACAGGGTGGATAAGAGAGGTAGGTTGTACTCTCAAGGCTATCACGTACATACTCAATCTAATGCATTTGGTAAATCTTGTATTGAGTTTGCCGATGAAGAGGTGGTTATTGTGCCAGCTGAGTACAGTATGGATTACTGGCTTAAAGACGGTAAATTACAAGAAACCATGTCACTAGATACACCTTATGGTGTGACATGTTGGAGCAGCTTTCATGAGTCTTTTGGTGTAAGAGATATGGGCAATTTCCATATTACGTTACCTGAAGAAGTATCAGAAGAATTGAAAACTTTATTAAAAGGAATTGTATGAAACATTATTCAGCGTGGGAATGGTTACTGATTGATTGTGCTAACCAATATGGTTTAGATAAACAATTGTTTGAAACCAGGATTAAATGGACATTGGCTAACCTTCACCAATTGGAAAGTATTTGTGATCATCAGTGGAAAGAGAAGCCTTTGTATTTGAAGGCTGTAGGGGCTATTCGTAAGGCTCAGAAAGGTATTCCTACTGGTCATATGGTTGCAGTTGATAGCAGTGCTTCAGGTGCTCAGTTAATGAGTGCAATGACCAATTGCATTGCTGGAGCTATGGCTACTGGTCTGATTGATCCTAATAAACGTGCCGATCTTTATACAGAAACCACTGTAGAAATGAACAGTATGTTGCATGAGTCTGGTATCAGTGTTGATGTACCAAGGGCTGATATGAAGCAAGCAGTAATGACTGTTTTGTATGGGTCGAAGGCTGAACCTAAGAAGCTATTTGGTGAAGATACTACTGAACTTACTACCTTTTATAAGGTGTTGAGTAAGGTAGTACCTGGTGCAATGTTCTTGTTGCAAGACTTGTTGGAAGCATGGAATAGTTACTCTAAAGTGCATCAGTGGCAAATGCCTGATGGATTTGAGGCAGTTATTAAGGTAATGGAGACCAAAGATTGTAGGATTGAGATTGATGAGCTTGCTCACACTCAATTGAGCTATCAATACAAGGTTAATGAAGGAACTAAGAGGGGCTTGTCCATTGCGGCTAACGCAATACACAGCGTCGATGCTATGGTTGTCAGAGCCATGCACAGGAAGTGTAACTATGACCCTGTAATGGTAAATGCTGCTTATGAAGCTATCTGTACAGCTTTGGATATGGAGGGTGCAGAAGCCAAGGGTAAAGTAGCCTACTACAGTGAGTTGTATGAGGCTTCTAAGCTAGCTGATGTAGTGGCATTGCCTTGGATAGTAGATGATGCTACTGGCTTGTCTAAGCAGCATTTACAGGCTCTTAAGAAGCTTTGCTTAGATATGTTGCAGCACAAACCATTCCCTATTGTGAGTATCCATGATGCATTTGCTAGTACTGCTGGTAATGTAAATTGGATACGCTATCACTATAAAGAAACTGTTGCAGATATTGCTGCTTCAGATATTCTGAGCTTTCTATTTAGTCAGTTATTGCATAAATCCGTTACATATCAAAAGCTTGGGGATATTAGTGAGCAGATTCGTAATAGTGAATATGCTGTTTGTTAAGTAATAACCAGAGGCACTCCGTGCCTTTGGTGATTTACTTTTTTCTTTTTAAAGGCTTTTTATGAAACACAGACATTACGACTTGATTATTGAGTGGGCTAACGGTGCTGAGATTCAGTCTTGTTTATCAGACGGCACATGGGTAGATGAAGTAAGCCCTTGCTGGCTGTATGCGACCGAATACCGCATAAAACCCAAAATGGTCAAGGTAGGGAGACATGAGTGGCCTGAGCCACTTCAAGAGTATGTACCCGGTACACAGGTATGGTCATTCTCGTTTCGGGACACCGACACACAGCAGCTGGCTTTTCCCTCATGGTCTGTCCACAGTGCCGTCTCCGAAGGCGTAGCCCACGCAACCAAAGAAGCAGCAGAACAACATCGCGCTGCGCTGCGCTGCATCAATATTGGTGATATTGATTAAAGGAGATTACTGTGAACAAACTTAAAGGAAACCAAATGACTGTATTTAAGTATTGGATGGCAACTGAGCTTGAGGTGATTGATTTTGTCGCGGAGCACCTACTGAAACAAGGTAAGAAGTCGTTGTTATCTGAGTATAAGTGTATGTACCGTGGCGTTGGTGATCTTATGTGTGCTGCTGGGTGCTTAATACCCAGACACCTATACAACACTGGTATGGAACATAAAAGCTGGACAGAGCTATGCGAAGACTTTGGGCTACCAACTGAGCATAAGACATTGATATTTAAGATGCAGTGTATCCATGACAACGAATATGTCGAAGAGTGGCCTAATTCGCTGGCTAAATTAAGGGAACAATATGTTTGAATATTGGCTGGCAACAGAATATGAAAGAGGCCCAAATGAGTAATTTTTATGGTGCTTTTTATGGTGCTGATGAGTTCAGAAACAAACTCAAAGAACTTGGGTTTGCTATCGCGTATGATCATTTTGCACACTCCCCAACCATCATTAATTGGACTGCATATAAAAGGCTGCCTAGTACAAATGAATGTGTCTGCAATGAGAAACCACCATCATTAGTTATTAAAGTAGATGGCTACAAGAGTACAACATATGAAATAGAAGTATGTGGGGAGACTCCTGGTAGTTGGGTAAAACTACTTGCATATAGTTTAGATGTACTTGATTTTGATAAAGACTTCTCTAAACATGAGGCATACCTACTTAAAGCATGGGATAGTGCTTTTTAGTAAATTTCATTAGCACTCCGTGCTTTTCGTGACTTGGGGACTATTTAGTCCCTATTTTTTTATCTTTTTTCTGTAGTCAGTCAAACTACTAAAAACTACTCAAACCGATATAGTAACTTTTAGATTTTTGAATTTTTGACTATAGGGCACCTATATACAGACTGGAATTTATGCCATGTAAGGCAAACAATATTTACCCAACCTTTGAAAGCATCGAGCAGTGCTTTGCTCAAGCAGAAATGCGCTTACCTATCCAAAGCCATAACGACTTGGTTTGGTTAGTTAACGTTATTACTAACACCCTTGTTAATAAACAATGAACCAAAAATACATAATCAGTGCAATATCGAAGGCAACAACCCACTGGATGAGCCAGAATACGGAAGAAGTTATTGCTAAAAAAGTAGAAGCATTCTTTGATGAGCAATTTAACCGGCTTATTTGGGTGTCTGTTGGCATTACTGAAAAATGGGGCAATCCTGAGATCACAAATAAAGAAACTTTTAATTCTGTTTTTGGTGCCATGATTACTAAGCACATTGGGCAACTATTTAGTGAAAGTAATACAAACAATCTCAAGATCAAACCAAAGCTGCTAAAAGTTATTGAAAATAACATAGAAACCGCTTTAGAACATGCTGTGCATAACCAGACACGGAAACTAACGGATAAGCAACAAGAGGTGTTTGAAAGAGAGTTTGAAAAAGCCTGTGAAATGCTTTCAGCAAAAAAAGTTGAAGATGCACTTAAACTTATCAAAGGTGGGTAAATGGAAGTCAAAATAAGTAAAGCCAGCAATTATGTAGAGAAGTACATAAAAGCTGGCCTAGTTCCTTATCTATGGGGCTCTCCTGCAATCGGTAAGAGCGACATTGTTAAAGCCATTGCAGAGAAGTACAAGCTAAAGCTTATTGACATTCGCCTTAGCCAGTGTGACACAACAGATTTATTGGGCATGGTTAAGGTCAGCGGCAGTAAAGCTGAGTACGTCCCATTCAATACTTTTCCTTTGGAATCTGACCCAATACCAGAAGGTTATAACGGTTGGTGTCTGTTCATGGACGAAATGAATAGTGCACCTCGTAGCATTCAGGCTGCAAGTTATAAGATTATTCTTGATCGAATGGTTGGACAACACAAGCTGCACAAGAACGTAGCTATTGTTTGTGCAGGTAATCAAGCCACAGACAACGCTATTGTTGAAGAGATGAGTACAGCACTTCAGTCAAGGATGTGTCATATTGAGGTAGTTGCTGATCTGAATGACTGGCTTGAGTGGGCTTACACCAATAACATTGATTACCGCATTACAAGTTACTTGCAATTCAAACCAAGTAATCTGTATAGCTTTAGTCCAGATCACTCTGATAAGACTTATGCATCACCCAGAACTTGGTACTTTGCCAATAAGATTCTTGGCGTAGCAGAAGAAGTGGATTACTTGCCAATGCTTACAGGCGCAATATCTGAAGGTGTAGCAAGAGAGTTTGTTTCTTTTATGAAAGTAGAGAAAGACTTGCCCACTATTGAGCAGCTTCTTGCCAATCCTGTATTGATTAAAGTACCGGAAGAACCTAGCGCTCTATTTGCTCTTACAGGTGCTATTGCTCACTACGCAACTAAAACAAACATAGAGCAATTAATGCTGTTTGTTAATCGGTTGCCTATGGAGTTTCAAGTGGTTTGTTTAAAAGAAGCCATTCGCAGGAATGCGGCTATTTTGCAAACACCAGCAGTTAACCAGTGGATATCTACCAATTCAAATGAACTATTCTAAACTTACAGATATGTTTAAACAGAAGTCGGCAGCTACATTGGTAGAAGAAGACTTGCTTAGTTATGAAAAACTATTGCTAGAGCACGAACATGCTATGGCGTATCACAAACAGATGGTTGATTACTATCGTAATGGTTTGAAGCGTCTACAAACATACGCGGAGAATGGCGTAAAGTAATTAAACAATCAGCCGCTTTCGTATAGTGATTATTACCCTGGTTTTGTAATCCAGAAAGAAGAGTTTGATTCTCTTAAGCGGCACCAGACAACAAAAACAATTTTTAGGATAAAAGATGAGTATCTATACGTACAGTGAAACAGTTCTCAAGAAATATAAACTTTCTTTGGCAATTATTGCAGCCAGTACAATTTTGCATGAAACAACAGGACGAAAGCAAAAACTTAATATTTATGGTGTAAATAGTGAAGCAGTAGCAACTTTGAAAGAAGTTAATGATGCTACTTCACATATTTTGAATCAAACCAAGATTGTTTGGAATTAATTACTGGGTTGTTGAAAACACCTCCACAGACGGCCCGCAACAATTGAATATATCGAACTATGTATAAAGTAATTAATGGTGACAATTATTGTGTAATTAATGGGCAGATTGAACTGCACCCACACAATGAACACATGAAACTGTACCAACCCGGTGACACCTGGCAGGCTTATACCAATTACCGTTGGGTTGACTGTGTGAACACACCCTTGTGGGCTTATGATGTTGCATACCGTAAGCACCCGCATTCCGACACAATGAAACAATATATGTACTGGCTTACCTGCTTGGAACGATGGTGTTTCATACCGTAGGCACCCACACGCTGACTCGATGCGTGAATATGTAGCGGGCGAACAATGGCAATGTGCTACTGTAGATCAACCTAAAGAATCTGATTGGGGAGACTGTGGTGGTGAACCTGTATGGAGCGAAAATAGGAAATACCGTAAAAAGCCAGCACCAAAAATCATTACCTTGTACAGGATTCCAGGAACAGTTGTTTATCAAATAACTCCTAATTTTGAGCTGATTGCAGAAACATTCCAGCAAATTTCATGACTGCTTTACGCAAACCAACTAAACCAGGCAGTAACAGCGAACCTTTTATAGAGCACTTTGGTATAGCTAAAAACTGTATGACGTGTTCTATGTGGAAGAGTACAACTGGTTGGAAGAAGCACCCTAATAGACCTTGGCTAGAGTGCAAGCAATGCGCTGAAAAGCGAAAGTAAAGATGACACTAGAACAATATTTCTGGGCTGAGGCTACCCCAGAAGAAAAGACTGTTGCCTTATTGAGTGGCAAGACTCCCAGAGATATTGAACTAGGTTTCTTTAAAAATAACTGGTATTTACACACATTGGTGGTTAAAAAACATAATTTGTTAGGGGAGTTTACTTTAAAGCCTACTAAGTTAAAGAGTTTGCTACACAGTGCAGAAAACTTAGAAGATTTGCCATTACAGTCAGTATTATTCTCATGTTTTAAAGAACATACAAATAAACGGCGTATTTATTACTACGCTCAAAGGATTTAACAAAAATGATTGAAGAAGCAAAAAAAGCAATAAGTAAAGCAAAAATTGCATTAATGACTAAGAAAGATGCAGTTTTCTTTACAGTTATTTGCTTTTCTTTAAAACATGAGATTGATGAAACTATCCCAACTGCGTGTACAAATGGTAAGTACATTAAATATAACCCACAGTTTGTACTTAGCCTTACACAAGAAGAGCTTGTATTCTTGATGCTGCATGAGACTCTGCATGTAGCTTATGCACACATGTCTAGGCTCAGTAACAGGGATGTCCATAAGTTTAATATTGCAGCGGATTACGTAATTAATTTGCAGCTAGTAGAGCGTGGTTACAGCATGCCTAAAGATGGACTACTGGATAAGCAGTATGCCAATATGAGTGCTGAACAAGTCTATAACTTACTGTCTAGCAACTCAATTAAAAACCTTCCTATGGAGGATTTGGTTTCAAACAATTCACCGGAGCTTGCTGAAGAGATTAATGACATTCTTATTCGTGCCAGTATCCAAGCCAAACAAGCAGGTGACTCTATTGGTTCGATACCGGGAGAGCTACAAAGGTTCTTAGAGACTTTAGTAAAGCCTAAGCTACCGTGGCAAAGGATACTTCAAAAGTACCTCACAACAACGATTAAAGAGGATTACAGCTACCGTAAACCCAATAAAAGGTACTTACCTCAGTACTATTTACCAACGCTGAGAAGCAAAGGTATGCCTGCTATCACCATAGGTATTGATAGTTCTGGCTCTGTTAGTGATGCTGATTTTCGACAGTTTATTAGCGAAGTAGCAAAAATACTGACAACACTTAAACCAAAAGAAATTAACCTAGTTTTGTTTGATACAAAGATTATTTCAGTGAACAAAGTTAAAACAGTGTCTGAGTTGTTGAAGGTTACGTTTACAGGTAAAGGCGGCACACGTATTTTGCCAATGATCGAGTGGGTAAACAATAACAAAACTACGGTTGCAATAGTGATTACAGATGGGCATTTTATACACCCTATGGAGCACTCAAAGATTCCTTGGATATGGGCTATTTATGACAACCAAGGCTTTAAACCTAAATTTGGAAAAGTAATTAACTTCAAACTATGACAAAAGACGAAGCACTTAAAAAGATTAAACCAACAGAAAACTATTTAACTTTGGAATGCAATTATTCAAAGTTAGTTTTAACTTATAAGGATGCTATCGCTGTGCTGGCAGCACTGGCGAATGCTGAAGTAATTGAATCTGACTATTCAGATGACAAAGTAAAAATAGTTCCTGTTGTAAAAACAACTTACACAGTCACACCACTCAGTGCTGAAAAGTACAAAGATATTAAAGTAGCTCAGTTATTGGGCGTTACATATGAACAACTCAAAAATACAACTGACACCGACGCAACAGGAAGCACTTGATAAGTTTTACGCCTTTTATATTAATCCGCTAGAAAGCGTATTTATTATTGAAGGCTATAGCGGTACAGGTAAAAGTACCCTTGTTAAAACTATTCTTGATAACCTACCTAATTACACAAAAACTCTTCAGTTACTACATCCAAAGAGTAAAAGTCTAGCCATTGAGCTTACTGCTACTACTAATAAAGCAGCAGAGAACTTTTCTGATCTTACAGATATGCCTGTAAGAACAATTCATTCTTTTCTTGGTTTACGTGTTCAGACAGACTTTAGAACCAATGAAACAACTCTCAGTATTAAGCACAATGCAGCGCCTATAGAAAACACATTGTTGTTTATCGACGAAGCTAGCTTTATTGATAACACCGTGTTGCGGTGGATATTCGACAGGACTCAGAACTGTAAAATTGTATTCATTGGTGATCCTGCTCAATTGGCACCTATCAAAAGTACCAGTATTCCTGTATTTGATTTGTCTTACCCAAAGGTAATGCTGACAGATGTAATTCGGCAGGCTGAGGGTTCTCAGATTACTGAGCTAGCTACGCAGTTCAGAAATACTGTTAATACAGGTGTGTGGACTAGCTTTAAACCAAATAATGCAGAAGTATTTAAGCTCAGTCGTGAAGAGTTTGAGCAAGAAGTACATACGGAATTTACTCGTCCAGGGTGGCATTGCAATGATTCAAAAATTCTTGCATGGACAAACCAAGTAGTTATTAACTACAACAACACGGTTAGTGACTGGGTAGGTCAGACACCTGAGCTTGAAGTAGGTGACTATGCAGTGGTTAATAGCTTTATTTATGCACTTGGAAAGGAGATGTATAAGACCAATCAAACAGTACTTATTACTGCCAAGAGTGGTGCTATTACAGAGTATGGTGTGACGGGTAAAGTCTACAATTTGAATAATGGCGCAGCTTACTTTATGCCGGATAGCTTTAAAGAGCGTAATGACTTGGTTAAGAAGCTGCGGGCCAATAATGACATCATGGCTGTAGCAAACATTGAAAATTCTTGGATTGACCTACGAGCGGCTTATGCATGTACCGTAGATAAAAGCCAAGGAAGTACGTATGAAAAAGTATTTATTGACCTTGATAATATCAGTCGCTGCAACAGTGCAAATCGTATTGCGAGAATGCTTTATGTAGCTGTGAGTAGGGCACGCAGTAAAGTGTATCTAGTAGGTGATCTAGTGTGAAAACAAAATCTTATAGGGTATCAGCTGCTTATCTATACACAGAACAATGCATGGAGGTAATAGAAAAAGGTGTAACGCGTAGTTTAGAAAAAGCTATTGCTGTTATTCAAAGGCAGCATTACGCACTGACTAAAGAGACGTGTTTTCTATACAAAGGGGAGAAATATAACTTAACAAACGTTTCCCCACTTAAAGCTAACTCTTTACACATTACTTTACGTCATGAGATGGATTGCATTATAAAAGATAGACAAAACTACTTTAATAGTGAACAACCATTAATAAAAGCATTCATAGTTGCTTGTGTTGAACAAAGTTGCACATATCTACCAAGTATTTTACAAACCAAAGAAAATACTACATCTTTTGAAACTGTTGATGAGTCAATTAAAGAAAAGATTTATTCAACACATGCAGAAGGGTGTTTGTTAGTAAAAAAGTACTTAACATTAAACTTACTTACATGAAGCACCACATTTTTCAAGAATTTAATAACTACGACGCTGCAATACTTATTAAGGCAACAAGTTTTAACAAAGCTGAGATTTATACAAATTATGTACAGATTCTTGAGAAAAGTGTTTCATGTATTGCCTTTACTCTAAATTATGAAAACAACAAAGCTTCTGCTGCTTTAATTAAAGAATACACAACTAAGTTACTTCCTGTACTGGATTCTTTAAAAGTACGCTACTTATATGTAGCAGACGCAAGTTATTTTAAATATCTTGTAAAAGTTACAAAGGTTGATCCGTTGTTTGGTTATGTTCTGCCTTGTAAAGTAAAAGGATATGAACATATGCAGGTTGTACTAGGTATTAACTATCAACAGTTAATATTTAACCCAGCACTTATTACCAAACTACAAGCAGGACTTTCCGCAATTGCAGAGCATGTAAGCGGTGTGTATAAACCGATTGGCGCTGAGATTATTCACTCTGCAAGCTATCCAGAAACATTCTCAGAAGTCTCTGCTGCGCTTAAGAACCTGCACCAGTATCCTAAACTTACTTGCGATATTGAAGGCTTCTCACTTCGATTTAATGAAGCTGGGATAGGCTCCATTGCCTTTGCTTGGGATAAGCATAATGGTATTGCTTTTGAGGTTGATAACCTTCAAACCAAGAAACCAAAGCAATCAGTGAGGTACGCACTTAGGAAATTCTTTGAATATTACAAAGGAGAATTGCTATTCCATAATGCACCTTATGACGTTAAAGCGATGGTTTATGCATTGTGGATGCGTAGTCTAAAAGACTATGAAGGTATGCTTAAAGGTATTGACGTGCTCTGTAGAAATATTCACGATACCAAGATCATTGCATATCTTGCTACCAATAGCACAGCAGGTAATAAGCTTAGTTTGAAAGAACTGGCGCAACCTTTTGCTGGTAACTATGCTGTAGAGGTTAATGATATTACTTCCGTAAACAAAGCAGATTTGTTGAAGTACAACTTAACTGATTGTTTATCCACTTGGTTTGTTTTTGATACATATTACCCAAGGATGGTAGAAGATAAGCAGGAGAGTATCTATAAAGAAATAATGATACCTAGCTTAAAGACGCTTACTCAGACAGAGCTTGTAGGGATGCCTATGAGCGATGTAAAGATAGCAGAAGCTAAGGCAGTGCTGGTAGCTCAAAAAGAAGCAGCCAAGCTAGTTATAGAGAGTTCTGTAGCAGTGCTAGAGACTGAAAAACTCATCCAAGAAGTAGCTTTGCAGAAAGCTAATGCAAAACTTAAGACCAAGCAACACAGCATAGAAAAGTTTGCTGACTTAAAGTTTAATCCTAACTCGGGACAACAACTTCAGGTATTGTTGTATAAAACTCTTGGCTTACCTGTATTGGAAACTACAGATACAGGCCAGCCTGCCACTGGAGCAGGAGTAATTGAGAAACTTTTAAACCATGTAACAGATGAGCATAAACCAGTATTAAAAGCTTTATGTGATTACTCTGATGCAGAAAAGATACTCAGTACATTCATTCCTGCTTTTGAGAATGGTTTGCTTAAGTCTGATGGTATTAGGTGGCTACATGGTAGTTTTAATCTTGGTGGAACAGTATCAGGTAGGTTGAGCAGTAGCGAACCGAATCTACAAAATTTACCTAGTAATAGTTTTTTTGGTAAGACTGTAAAAAGTTGCTTTGTAGGTTCAGATGAATGGTTGATGGTCGGCGCAGATTTCAACGCTCTTGAAAGCAGAATTAATGCATTACTTACAAAAGACCCAAATAAATTAAAAGTTTATACAGAAGGGTTTGACTCACACTGTATTAATGCAGCAGCATATTTTGCAAAAGATATGCCAGATATTGATAGTACAAGTGTTTCTTCTGTAAACAGCATTGTTGAAAAATACCCAAAATTACGTCAAGATAGTAAAAAAATAACTTTTGCTGCTCAATACGGGGGGACATATCATACTTTTATGGCAGCCGGTTTTTCACAGGCTGCGGCTAAAGAGATTGAGGCCAATTACCATAAATTTTATAAAGTTAGTGATGATTGGGTAAATGAGAAAACTAAAGAAGCAAGTAAAACAGGTTATGCCACATCTGCTTTTGGTTTACGAGTACGTACTCCATTACTGAGCCAAGTTATATTGAATAGTAATACTGTTCCGTATGCTGCTAGTGCTGAAGCCAGAACACTGGGAAATGCAATTAGCGGACAGAGTTTTGGTCTGTTAAACAACAGAGCTACAAATGCATTTATGAAAAAAGCATGGCAATCTCCTTTTAGGTATCAAATATTACCCATTTCAGAAATTCATGATGCTACTTATTTTTTCATACGTAATACACCTGAAGTAATTAAATTTACTAATGACAACCTCATTAAAGAAATGGAGTGGCAAGAGTTACCTGAGATTCAGCACCCAACTGTTAAATTAGGCGCTGCTTTAGATGTATTTAAAGATGGCTGGCATAAACCAATAACATTGGCTAACAATGCAAGCATTGAGGAAATACAAAAAGCACTAAACATATAAATTAAGCCTGCTAATTGCAGGCTTTTTTAATTAAAGAGGTTTTATGCGATTTAGTTCTAAAGAAGAAGTAATAGAGGCTGCTGAAAAAGCAGCGAAAAGCGATTACGAAAAACACAAAGTAATTCACGATGCCGATACCGACTCACCTTGGCAAGTATGTCTAAATCCTTATTGCACACAAGCTGCTCGGGCATGTTGGCAAAAAGGGTTTGACGGGGCACCACGATATTCATGGGAAATAGACCAATATTGGGATTTTCAATATCAACGTGGTGCCGCAGCTAAACGAATAATTGATGCTGAAGGTGTATCATGCACTCCGTGCATTTTGTGACTTGAAAGGAAAAAGATGACAAGCCAAGAAATATTTGACAAAGTGTGTATGCACTTAATGAAGCAAAAGGCACAAGCTTTCAATAGAAACTACGCCTGCGCGTATTTAGCACTTGACGGTAAACAGTGTGCTGTAGGTTGTTTGATTGAGCCAGAGCATTACTCAGCAGAATTGGAGCACCAAGCTTGTGATACACAGCCTGTACTAGAAGCTTTACATATGTCATTAGGACATTCCCCACCAATGCTTCTATTGATGAGTCTACAAAGAATACACGATGGAACCCTTCCTTATCTGTGGGCCGGAAAACTTGTAGAAATTGCAAAACTATTTAATTTAAAGGCTAACTTTATGATTTTTAATACAAGAGTTAATGGCATTCCTTGCCAATGTCGAGTTGTTTTGTACAAACCTACTTCTTCAAAAAAAGTGGGTGATCTTACTGAGTTTGAATACTCTTTATATGACCGTAAAGGTTATATAGCTAAATGGCTTGATAGATATGTAACCCCTTCTGTAGATGCCCGGTTACAGCAAGAATTTGAAGAAAGGTTTGCGTAATGAACGCTTATTACTACAGTGGTGCTTACACAGCTCCACGAAGCTCAGGCTTTGATGTGTTCTTGACCACTACACATTGGGTACACCGTAAAACCCTTAGACAAGCTAAATGGGCAGCTACAGTTTATAAAAACTTAGCGCCTATTACTTTGGAAGAGTTCTATGCATCCGGTAATTAAAACAGTTACAGCATTGGTGTCTACTCTTTATCCTATTGGCTTGGCTATTTGGGATACAAAAAGAAATGACAAAGCATTTATGTCTGACCGGCTTTATGCAGGTTATATGAATGGTGAGTTTACCCAAGCTGAAGTAAAAAGATTGTGCCGGAAACACAAAATTAAGTATCCACCAATTCCTTTGCATACTATTGCAATTAATAAACCAGAAACATTGAAAGATAAACCATGAAACTTACTAAATATCATAAAGAAGCTATTGTTCGTGCAATTACAGCAGATATTCCTGAGCCTGACACCTCAGATTATGTAGAAAAAGTAAAGGCATTTATTTATAAAAACATGTCTAAAGAATGCCGTGCTCTTTTTAGGAAAAGTCCAGCAAGTCTTGCAACTGCATATTTGCAGGTGCCTAATAGAGTAAGCACACGTACCTATGTGCGTGGGGATGTGGATAATAAACAGCTACAAGAGTATGTAAGTGAACTTAATGCGCCTTTTCGTAAACGCACTGCGGCACTTACAAAATTAGAAGCAGCAGTAACTGCTTGTAATACACGTAAACAGTTTGTGGATACGTTCCCAGAGTTTAGTAACTATGCACCACCAGAAGAAGGTAAATGCACCACTTTACCTGCTGTTGCCAACGTAGTTGCAGAACTTATTAAAGTTGGTTTTGTACCTAAAGTAACTAAATTTGTAGATTTACTAGGTAAGCGCCATTGGCAAGAATGAACTACGAGGAAGTCGAAGTAGAGGCCCTGAGCGCAGAAATGCAAATCACAACCTACTACACCATACTCGGCTATACCGTAGAGCTAGAACAAGGCGGCTTGTCCACCGAGCTTACCCGAGGCGGTAACCATCCGAACTGCTCTGAGTCCCGAATTCTGCCGTATGAACTTGGGCAGCCTGTGGATATGGTGCGTCCAGTCAATCTGACGACCATAAAAAGGTACGCAACCACAGCGCACAAGGAGGCGGTTGCTCAATACCCCACCGCCAAGGATCGCGGGGTGTCACATGACAGGGACGGGCAGGACGAGGAGATGGCGATGCTGGGTCGTTCCGACAAGATGCGCCCAAGACCGCGACTTCAGTTTCAGCTAGAGCAACTACAGTATATGGCCCGCACGTGGCCCGAGTACGCAGACCCAGAGAAGATACAAAGTTTGCGGCTGAAGCTGGCGGCTGGCAAGCCATGACCCCCTCCCCATCAAAATAGGAGAATGAAATGAACAAGAAACAATTACTTAAAATGCTTTGCACCGCAAATCAAGTCAAGGCAACCCAGATCGGAGGCACCACCGCTGAAGATTGGCCTGACCTGTGCAACAAGGGTTTTGCACAAGGCTTCATCCTGAATGGTGATCGCCTTGAACACCCTGATGGACGGTACCTCGTATGCCCCAAGTTCCCCCGAATCCGCCTCGGAACGTTCCACGCGAACAGTAAAGAGTACGACTTTACGTGGGATGCAGGCGAACCTCGCGGTAAGGTTACGAGTTATGGGCAGGTTACGCAACTCAAGGAAGTTAACGGCGCACTTGATATGACCATGTTTAACGGCGCTGTTTTGCGTTATGAGGTGGTGGTATGAAAGAACAACACACAACGGGGCAACTGAAACATCATGGCGGCCATATTCTTGGCCCGGTGGAAGTATTAGTGGCTTTTTGCGGGGAAAGCACAGTAGCCGGCATTCATGGCTCCTACGGCATAGGCATCAATGAGGCAAAAGCCAACGCCCGACGCTTGGTGGCTTGCTGGAATGCCTGCCAGCAAATAGAGACAGAGACGCTCGAAAAATTTACCCTTGGCGTTATCAGCGCAGAGCACAGCCTGGTCACCATTGAGCGCACACGCCAGCGCAATGAGTTTCTGGATGCCTTGCGCCTGATAGCCGATGGGGACGTAATGGGCGGCGGGCACAGACACATTGACACGGTGCTGGCATATCAAAACATCGCCCGCGCAGCAATTAAGAAAGCAGAAGGTGGTGCGGCATGAGTCAATACATCATTGCCCACATCGACCACACCACTAAGTGGGCTGAACACATCCACTGGCGGAAGCCAAAAAGCAACGGCTACACGTTTTGCCTGAGTCGTGCGGGCCTATACGATTTGAAAGAGGCAGAGTCGATCACCGAAAGTGGTTGTTGCATCGCTGTTGCAAAGGCTGACGCTGAAAAGATTGCCAAAGGAGAGCCCTTCTACCGACGCAGCAATGGGGAGCTTGCCCGTTTGTATGACCTCCACGCTGTGTCGGTTGTGTCGGTTGTACCGAACAGCGCCGACGCATGGCGGCACCTTTTCCACTGCTGCATTTACCCAGGCCGCAGCAAGATAGCCAGCACTACGCCAATCGGGGAAAAGGCATGTGCTATCTATCTTTCAAAAGAAGGCGGTGCAACATGAGCGAGCCAAGATCGGACAGCATTCAGTTTTGTCATAAACAAACAATGTGCGGGGTTGTTCTTATGGTGCGAGATACACAACCTGCAAACGATTACGGAGACATTGAGTGGCGTGACTGGCGTAAGGCTACTTACGTAGAGTACGAAATCTATATGCAAAGGAAAACAGCATGAGCATCATCAACCCTGAGCATTTATCACATGCGATAAATGAGGCAAAACGGTTCATTGCAGCCGCTGAAAAAGTACGGCAAGCAGATCCAAAAAAATACGGGGCAACACTTATCTGGAATGCAGGACCAAAAGACACCGGCGCAGCCCGGCGAGCGTCAATGGATTTGACAAGAGCACTTGCAGAATTGAGGAAGCCAGCATGACTAACCAACAACTACAAACCGTTTTAGGTGCGCTGCAAGAACATGCAAGATATGCAGGTTCAAAAACAGTAGAAGCCATCGCCATAATCAAGCAGATGATGCAAGCCGAGCCAGGCGAGCCTGGCAATGAGTGTCCTATGTGCAATCACCACCAAAGCTCAATAAGCTATGACTGCAATAACTGTGGGCGTAGTGTTCAGATTGAGTACACCGCCGCACCCCCAGCGCAAACACCTCCACGGTTGAGTGATGACGCAATCATTGAGATAGCTAAAAGCTTGGGTTGGTGGATAGGTGAGTCTGATATTGCAGCAGACTCGATTGAAATTTCCCGCGCCATCGAAACCGCAGTGCGGAAACAGTTTGGAGTTAACGAATGACGTGTACTACATTTCTGCATGATAGTGAGTTGAATATACCGTTACCTGACCCAGAGTGCCAGCAAATACTTGAGGCAGCTCGCAAGCATACGGGCCTGGACTGGCAGGTTATACCGATACAGATCAGAAAGCGCAGGTGGTTTAAGGTTCGTGAGGAGATTTTGTACGGGGTATTCGTATATGTAGGCGGCATCGGCCCCTGGCAGCAGATTAACTTTTATCGAGAGGGTACGCAAACCAGCATCAACGTGTATGTTCCGCTGGAAACGGCTATGGCGTATCTCCTTGGGACCTTGGTTGTACCAAAACCCGCCAAGGAACAACCATGACTAGAGACGTGAACAACCTCATAGAAAGCATACGACTCAACCTTGAACACCTTGTGCAAGACGCAAAGGAGCTCCAGAAAGGCGCAGCCATGCACGGCCTAACCGTTAACGCGGTTGAGGCAGAAGGCGCTTTACGAGGAATACTCCTCGCTAAAGAAACCGTAGAAGAAGATATTGCCACATGGCTTAAGTTCGATGGAGAACCAATATGACTAAAGTTAGTGACGGTGGGCCAGCGTTCCCGACCAGCCCACAAACCCGCCAGAACCATACGACACTGGAGGCTGTGGTTTATCAGCACCTATCAGACGGAA